CCGGCGCGGCCGGGGGGGGCGGGGGGGGGGGTGGCGGGGCGCGGCCCGGGGGGGGGGGGTGGGATGTTCGGATCGTCGGGTGAGGCTGGTTGGTGGCGCGCGCCCCCCCCGGTATTCCCGGTACGACCCCGGTTAGGGGCGGTTGTGACCGCGCCAGGGGCGGTTGTGACCGCCCCTGGCGCGGTTGTGACCGCCCCTAGGGGCGGTTGTAGCCGCCCCTTGCTGTCGGTTAGGGGCGGTTGTGACCGCCCCTTGTGGATAACTTCCGTGATCGGTATGACCGATTTGCCGGTGTTCAGGCATGTATCGCAGGCGCAGTCAGCCGGCGGGGTGAGGGGCGGTATCCGGTAGGTGGTGACGCGCCCGGGAACGGCGTAGACGGGACGCCCGTCCTTGCCGATGGTGAGCGCCACGCGCAGGGCGATGCCCCGTTTAGCGAGGCGTTCCAGGACGTCCTTGAGACCCTTCGGTTTCACCCCTGCGCGTCGGGCGATATCCACGGCCGTGCGTGCGCATTCCCGGCTCCCTTGTTGGTAGGCCGCGGTATGGACGTACTCAGCGATCGCGACCATGACGAGTCGCTCGGCGGGAGTGAGGCCCGCTGGTGAGTGGTCCAGTACTTCCGCGACTAGTCCGTATGCCACCTGATACCTTCCCGACGTGTGAATGTTGTGCGAGGGGACCAGGAGGGGCGGCCTGGGAACCTCTTAGGGACGTGTGGGCACGGGCCCTTCCGGGTAGACGACGGAAGGGCCCGTGCTCGTGTCTGGCGCAGTGTGGGCCCGGCGTAGCGCTTCGGCGGCGATGTCGACGAGCGCGGCGCGGCGCACGGAGTGGTTGACGCGCGCGGTGTGGCCGGGGCGGCGGCAGCCGCCTTTCCCGGGGTCGGCACGGCAGTGGTCACACGCGTCGGTTTCCAGGGCGTGCGGGGGTATCCACCCAGTCCAGTCCTCGGCCCGCCGAAAGTTGAGCGGCGGCTCGGTCAACCGACGGGCCAAGTCTGGGTAGCTCAGGACGCGGGCGCGGCGAATCTCGGATTCCTTCATGCCGCGCCCGCGGGCGCGGCAGGCTCTTCCTGGTCCTGCTGTACGCGGAAGAAATCTGTGATGCGGCAGCCGAGTAGGGCCGCCAGCACGGGAAGTGTGTTCGTCTCGGGAACTACAGCGTTGCGCTCCCACCTGCTCACGGTCTGCTGCGCGACACGTGGCGGTACGCCGAGCCGCACACCGAGATCACGCTGTGTCATGCGTGCTCCCATGCGCTGTTCGGCGAGTAGCGCACCATCAAACTTGACCATGGCGCCACGCTACAGAACACAGATCAGATAAACAACAGACGTGTATTGCGTGGGTGAGGGTCGGTGTGTAGCGTTCTAGGTGTCGAACATGCCAGGCACGAAAAACCCGGTCGACCCATGAGACGGATCGACCGGGAAACCCCCGTCCCCCTAGACGGAAGTTCACACCATGATCGCTCACACCCGCATCCACGTCGACCCCGCCCCGGCCCTGTCGGACTACCCCCTCACCGTCGTGGCCGCCCTGGCCCACCAGGCCATCACAGCGCTGCGCCACCAGGCCGCCCGGCTCGGTGGCCGCTACGTCTCCCCCGCCACTCTGCGCACCATCCGGGACACCGCCATGGACGAACTCCACCCCCACGCCATCGAGGCGTACCAGGCGTCCGGGTACGCCACCAGCCGCGACAACGCCAGGACCTGGATGGCCAACGAACCGTTCACGGCGTTGGCCCGGTGGGCCGGCGTGGAAGGCCCGCACCCGGTCACCGACCGGTACTTGAACGCGGTCGCCCGCGACGAACTACGCAGGCGGGCCGCGCAGCTGGACGCACGCCGCACGGCGTGGCTGGAACACCACAGCGTCGCCCAGCTGGGGCTGATCCTGGACCAGTACCTGGAGTCGCAGATCGAGTACGCGTTGCGGCCCATCATCACCCGCCAGACCCTGCGTGACGAGCTGCACCGCCGCGCTACCGCCGAGTACACCCGCCAGCGGTAGCCGCTGTGGGGGGTCGGCCGGCCCTCCCCGGTAACGGCCGACCCTCCCTGCGCCGCTTCACCACCACACACCCCTCACCACGGTAAGGAGCCCCCACCCGTCATGGCCGCCCCCGCCATCACCGACCACACCTACCTCACCCACTTCGCCACCATCCCGCTCGGCGCGATCGCGGACCTGGCCGTCCAACAGCTCCGCGACCCCCACCACGGCTGGAACGTGGCCGCCGTGACCCTGCGGGCCATGCGGGCCACCGCGCAGGGCACCCTCCACGACCGCGCCCTCGATGAGTACACCGAGCGGGCCCTGGCCGCGCCGCTGACCGCCGAGTCCCTCCTGACCGCGCGGGCCCTGCGACCCGGGTACGTGGTCCTCCACGCCGGCGCCCACCCCCGCGACCCGAACCAACCGGTCAGGCCCCGGGTCGTGGTCGCCGTCGCTCACCACCTCAACGAAACCACCGTCACCTACACCGACGGCGACACCGTCACCTACGGCCCCGCCGTGCCCATGGACGTGCGCAGCCCCCTGTGGGAGTGGACCCCGTGACCCGGGTGTGGTTGCGGCGGCTGGCCGCCGCGCTGATCCTGGCCGCGGTGGCCGACCTGGAGATGGTGGCGGTGCTGTTGCACCAGCTCGGCCGCGACGACTACGCCCTGCCGGTCGCCATCGTGCCGCTGATCGTGCTGGTCGCCGGGCTCGGCATGACGACCACGCCCCTCACCCGCCGGCCCGGCGGGCGGCACGCCGTACACCGCCACCCACGACGAACAGGATCCCCGGATGACCCCACGACCCGACGAGTACACCGCGGTCTGCCTGGACTGCGACCCGCAGTGGCCCGACAGCGACCTGACACGCGAGGACGACGCGCCGTTGAGCACCGCGGTACACCCCTTCCTGACCGTGGCCGACATGGAAACGTGGATCACCGCACACGAACAGGGCACCGGCCACACCGCGTTCTGGCGCACCCGGCGGGTCCTGACCCGCGCTGACCGTGCCCGGCAGCGGGAGGCCCGGCAGTGGGGGCACTGGTATGTGCAGGTGTGTGTGGACTGCCACCCCGAGTACGCCGTCGACGCGGTGCCCGTGCTCGACCTGGTACACGCGCTTGCCGTGCCCGGGTCACCTGTGCAGCCCCTGCGGTCGGCCATGGACTGTGTCGTGACGGCGTTCGCGCACCACGACTACCACGAACCGGCCGGGCACCGCCGGTTCCGCACCGAGCTGATGGACAACACCACGCCGGTGACCGGGTGACCGGCGTGGACTGGCTGTGTCTGGCGCTACTCCTCGGGATGCTCGCCGCGCTGATCGCGTGGCAGCTGGACGTGGGGGCGTGGATCTCCCACCGGATCCGCGCCCGGCGGGAAGCGGAACGGCTGCCGGACTACTACGAGGAACAGGACTGGACATGACCCATACCGACACTCGACGTTCCCCGGCGGCGACCGTCGCCGCCACCGCCTCCACCCTGACCCTGCTCGTGGTGCTGGCGTTCGCGCTGCTGTGGCTGTACGGAAGCGAGAAGCGATGATCATCCGACAGTTGCCCCCCACCCCCGCCGAAATGGCCTACACCCAACGGTGCCGCATAGACCACGCACACAAGGTCGCCCTGGCCCAGTACGCGATGTGCGGCGACCGTCACCGCCGTGACACCTACCGCCGTGTCATCGCCGACCGGTCGGACACCGCCGATCTGAACGGGATCTACGCCAGCCTGTTCGACGATGACGACGTCACCCCTCAGGGGTATTTCCGGGCCGTGGTCCGTGACCGGTTGCACGAGCTGGCCCTGGACGACGACGTGTTCACCGGCGACGACGGCGACGCGCACGCCGAGATGGCCGCCCACATCCGGCACCACGAGCTGGCCCTGCGCGACCCAGCCGCCGACGCCACGTGGGGCGTGTACGTCGGCATGATCGACGAGCCGTGCGGGACCGCCGCGCACGCCATGATCGAGGAGCGACGGTGAACATCCACGCGCTCCTCGCGCAGGACCAGGTGTGGCAGCCAAAAGACCCGATCGACGGGAAACCCGTCATCGCGCTGCCCGACATGCTGCCCAGCCACCGCCGCAACCTGTACGCGTTCCTCCACCGCCGCGCGGACCTGCTGAAGTTCAAGCACGAGCTGGCCATGGTCAGCGGACCCGGGCCGTCCGGTGACATGGCGTGCGACGCGTTCGACCACGAGATGACCGCACTGTTCGACATACCACCCCGGGTCTGGTTGGACGGCCAGCCGCTCATGCGGCGGCTACGAGAGCTGATCACGGCCGACCGTCGCGCCGCTCTGCGCACCGCGGCCGGCACCGTCCCCGCTGGGGCCCTGGCCGGCCTACGCACCCGGGACGCCACCCGCACCCGCTGAACCCCCGTGTCACCCACACGAAAGGACACATCAGTGCTCACCTGGGCCGACAACGGCATGATCGGGTTTGACCTCGAAACCACTGGCACAGACCCGAAAACCGCCCGGATCGTGACCGCGTCCATCGTGGAGGTCTACCCCCACAAACCCGTGGCCACCCGCGAATGGCTGGCGAACCCCGGGATCGAGATTCCCGCCGAAGCCGCCGCCGTGCACGGCATCACCACCGACCACGCCCGCGCACACGGCCAGCCCCACGACGACGTCCTGTACGAGGTGATCGAGAACCTGGCGGTGTACGTCGACTTGGGCCTGCCGCTCGTGGTGTTCAACTCGCCCTACGACCTGACCTTGGTGGACTGGCGGGCCGCCGACGCGGGCGACGTCCCGTCGTTGGCCCAGGCGACCGGCGGCCCCGGGGTGATGTACGTGGTCGACCCGCTCGTGCTGGACAAACAGGTCTCGCCACGGCGACGCGGGAAGGGTGTCCGCAGGCTCGCCTACCTGTGCCAGGAGGTGTACGAGGTTGACCTGTCCGACCAGGACGCGCACAAGTCGGGCGCGGACGCGTTGGCGGCGTGCCGGGTGGCGTGGAAAATCGCTCGCCGCCACCCTGGTCTGGGGTCCCTGCCGTTGCCAGGTCTCCAGGCCGCGCAGGCCGAGTGGTATCGCGGCCAACAGCGGGAACTCAAGGCGTACTTCGCGACCCAGGGCCGGGGTGGTGACTTCGACGGGACGTGGCCGTACACCCCCGCGCCCGCACCCGCACCCACCCCGGCCCCAGCCCCAGCCCCAGCTGAGGAGGGTGCTCTGTTCGACCAGCCCCCGGCCCCGCAACGACCCGGTCTGCTGTGACCCGCCCGCCCACACCACCGGAAGGACCACCCATGACCAGCCCCGATGCGTGGAAAGGCCCGGCGGACGTGCTCCGCGAGGCTGGGCGTTTCCTCGCAGGGTTTTTCCCGGCCCGTCCGACACCGCCGCCGCTGTCCAGGCTGGCCGTGGCCGCCCTCATCACCGGCCTGTGCGGGCTGTGGCCGGTCGGGCTGTTCCTGGCATGGCGAGCCGCCGTCGACATCCGCGCCGACCGGGCACGCGGCGCCGTTGTGGTGCGCGCGGCGGTCGTGGTGAACGTCGTGACGTTGCTGGCCACGATGGTCGTCGTGGTGATCATCATGCGGGGTGAGTCATGAGCTGGGAACCAGGCGAACTCGCCGACATGGACCAAGCCGTGGCAGGAGCCACCACGGAAGTCAACCATTACGTCGCGTTCCACGCCGCCGCCGCCACGGAAATGAGCCCCGAGGACGCGTTGGTGGCGTCCGGAGCGCACATCCTGAACGACCACAACGCGGAGGTCACCGCCGATACCTGGGCGGTGGAGATGGCTATCGCGGTCCGTGGCATCTACGACCTGAAAACGAAACTGGACAGTATCCGGCGCGGGATGGCGCGACCGGAACCGACCGACGCGGATGAGGTCCGCGCGGTGGTGGCGTCCTATGTGCAGACCTACCGGGGCCTGACCGACCGGGTGGGACCGGATGAGGCGTTGGAGGCGATGGTGGTGTTGCTTACGCAGCACCAGCCCGGGCCGGAGGTGATGGCGATGGCTATCCGCGCGGTGCACGGGTACGCGTACGGCGACCGGGTGGTGCCATGACCAACAGCCCAACAGGATCGGCCATTGTGGACGGACGGTTGCTGAACTCGGGAATATACGGGACAATATGAGCAACGCGGACCGGGTGTTCAGGCTGCCATCCGTCATCGTCTCCACAGTGCCCGAGGAGACGTTGACCTTCGCTGACGGGACCACCATCACCCGCTGGTCCCGTTCGATCTCCGACGGCCACAGCCCCACGTTGTGGCTGAACAACTACGTGATCAGAGCCCCTGACGGGAACTGTTGCAGTATGCCCCACAGCTACCACGAGAACGAGACGCAATGACGGGTCACACTCGCAGGGATCCCATCGGGAACGCCGCCGCCTGGGACGGCATCGCGGGCACCAAACACGCCGGGGAACCCACCGTCGACGGGCTACGGCTACGCAACACCATGGGCCGCGACCTCTGGACCCCCGCCGCCCGCTACAGCCAGGATGGGTGGAGGCTGCTGGCCTACGCCGGGAACGGGTCAGTGATCGTGTCCACCGCCACAAGACCCGCCGACACGCACCCCTGGACCCACGCGTCTATCTCGTACACCGACCACATGCCCATCTACGACGACTTGGTCCTGTTGCACGCCGCGGTGTGGGGCGAGACGGGCTGGGCCTACCAGGTATTCACCCCGGCGTCCGACCACATCAACATCCACGCCCACGCCCTGCACCTGTGGGGCCGCGCCGACGGCGCCCAGGTGCTGCCCGACTTCGGCCAGTTCGGAACGATATGACCACCAACCTCACCCCCACCGTCATCACCGCCCCCGGCGTGTATGACATCCCCGAAGCCGAGTACCACAACGACCCGGTCCCCGGCGGCAGCCTGTCCAGCAGCGGGGCACGCGCGTTGCTGGACGTGTACGCCGACAAGTACGGCGGCTGCCCGGCCAAGTACCACTACTGGCGGCACCGCAAGCGGCCCAGCACGGCGGCGTTCGACTTCGGCAGCGCGGCCCACAAGCTCGTGCTCGGGATCGGGCCTGAGCTGGTCGAGATTGACGCCATGGACCGCCGGAAACCCGCCACCCGGGAAGCGGAGGAACGGGCGCGGGAAGCCGGGCAGATCCCGTTGCTGCCCCACGAGATGGCGCAGGTCCAGGACATGGCCGCCGCGATCCACCAGAACGACGACGCCATGGCGTTGTTCAAACCCGGGACCGGGCAACCAGAAGCGAGTCTGTTCTGGGAAGAGATGGCGTACGCCAACGGGCCGTGGACCCAAGGGACCGGGAAGGTATGGTGCCGGTCCCGGTTCGACTGGTTGTCACAGCATCTCCTGCCCGACGGTCGACTGTTGATACCGGACTACAAGACGGCCCGGTTGGCGGAACGGGAAGCCTTCGGCAAGGCGGTGAAGGAACACGGCTACCACCAACAGGCCGCGTTCTACGCCAGCGCGGCAGTGGGCTGTGGACTGGCCGCGTCGGTGAAGGACGTTGCGTTTCTCTTCGTGGTACAAGAAAAGGAACCACCCTACGTGGTGAGCGTGGTTGAGCTGGGTGAGGAAACGCTCATGTGGGGCCGGCAGTTGAACGAGGAGGCGCTGCGCCGGTACCAGCACTGCACCACCACTCGCCGCTGGCCCGGGTACACGACCGGGATCGCGCTGGTGGACATCCCGAAATACGCTTCGTACTCGTACACATACATGATCGACGACAACCCGGAAAAACCCCGCCATGTACGCGGAACCACCTCTCCCGCTGACCCCCGGAAAGGCATCACCCCATGAGCGATACCCGCGCCCTGTCTATACTGCCCTCCGCGCAGCGCAGCCAGGCTACACAAATCGAAGCCAGCCGGGTAATCGCCGAAGTACAAGGCGCGATCGTGGTAGCCCAGCAATGCCCACGTGACGAGACCGCCGCGCTGGAACGCATGATCGACTCGTGCAAACAGTCCTACATGGCCGAACGTGCGTTCTTCCGGTTCCCCAAGGGACAGAAGTACAACGAGGACACGAGGCAGTGGGAGGTCAACTACGTTGTCGGCCCCACGATCCACCTGGCTAGGGAACTGGCGCGGCTCTGGGGCAACATCCAGTACGGCGTCAAGGAACTAAGCCGCGACGACGACGCTGGCGAGTCGGAAATGCTGGCGTTCGCGTGGGACGTGCAAACCAACACGCGCACGGACACCGTGTTCATCGTCAAACACCTGCGTGACAAGACCACGGGGTCCGGCAGGGACAAGCAGAAGATCCAGGAGAAGCTCACTGACCTACGCGACATCTACGAGAACAACGCCAACGCTGGTGCCCGGCGTGTCCGCGAGCGCATCTATGACGTGCTGCCCCCGTGGTTCACCGAGAAGGCGAAAACCCAGTGCACCGAGACCAACACCACCGGCGGGAAAGACGCGAAACCGTTGGCGGAACGTATCGGTGACCTGATTCAGAGGTTCGCAGAGATCGGTGTGCGGCAAGAACAACTGGAACGCAAGACCGGTCGCCAGGTGGCGAGGTGGACCGGGCAGGACGTGGCGTACCTGATCCCCGTCGGCCGGTCGATTTACCAACGAGAGACCACTGTGGAGGATGAGTTCCCGCAGGTCCGGATCGACAGTGATGACCTGGAACGGGTGACTGTGGGTGCGGCACCGGTGATACAGACTCCCGCGCCAGTACCGGCGTCCGACGACCCGGCCCCGGATCTCGAACAACCCGACGGCGAAGAGGACGACCAACCTCACCAGCCGTACGGCTGGACCACGAACACCCCCATGGACTGGCCCGAAGTAACCCCACCCGGCGCCGGCGCCGGCAGCGAGAAAGCAGACAACCAGTGAACTTCGAACTCGGCTACATCCGTGTGGACGTCACCGATCTCGCCGACATCGTCAACGAAGCACGCCGGATCATGGAAAGCGCGGAGGAACAGCGCCACGCAACCCGTGCCAACGTCCAGCAGTGGGACGACGCGGTCCGGCGCCTGGAAAAGTTCCGCACCGACGTCGCGGCCCTGCTCGGCGTGCACCACCTGGACGACGACACGCGGCTGCTGGACGCGCTACGGAAACTGACCACCGGAAAGCGGGAGTGGCAGTGCCCGGCGTGTCAGGAGTGGGTGCTCGGCGCGGAACTGACGTGCCCGACGTGCACGGGTGAGCAGGCCCCGACCGTCGCACAGAAGGACACGGGGGCCGACGGGGAGCGGACCGGCCGCTTCGAACCCGTCCCGAGACCCCAGGACCCGGACCAGGATCCGGGGGGCTGGGGGCTGGCCCTGACGATCGGGCCGGTACCAGCGGTACCAGCGACGCCAGAGCCGGCACACGCGCTGGTCGAGCCACCCACAGACGCGCAGGTCGTGTCCAACCTGCTGTCCATGGTCGGTGTCACCGTCACCGCGGACCACATCCACGACAACTGGACTCTGGAGCAGCGCGAACAGGCGGCGGACTGGGCCGGGTCGGTGCACCTGTCCGCGTCCGACAACGACGAGGTGGTGGTGCCTGAACGGCCGGCGTTCCTGGACAGCCAGGAGAGGGAAGCCCAGATCGGCGATGTGGCCGAGTGGCCGTACAGCGACACGACGGAAGGGGTGGCCACCAGTGGGTGACGTCGACAAGCTCCCGATGACTCTCCGACCGCTGGCGGGGGACGACCTCAGCGAATGCGGCCGGTGTGGGGCCGTGGTCCCGACCGCCGCCGCGTGGGGCACCGGTACCCACTCCCGGTGGCACCTGGCGGTAGAAGGCGCAGTGGCAGACCCCGACACGGCCGGTGACCTGCTAACCGAGCTGAACCAGCTGATCAAGATTATGATGGACGCGGGGTACGACGGGAACGGCCCCCAGGACCGTGCCGAGTGGCTCACGGCCAAGCTGGCCAAGACCGGCCCGTACGTGTGGCGCCCCGGCGACCCACCCCCACCCCCGTACGTGATGGTGCTCCACGACCAGGAAGACGGCACATACCTGTGTCGAGCCGGGTACGGCGGCACGCACTGGCAGTGGCAGGACCTCCCGAACCACACCTACTCGGGGCCAGCGCTCGCATGGGCGGCGTGTGTGGACAGTGAGGTGCACGAGCTGGTGCAGGTACCGGGGGGTGACGTGTGACCAGCGGTGAAGGCCCGTTCCGTGTCGGCAGGTCCTGGGGCGTCACCATCATCTACGATCCCGACTACGATCCGGACGCCACGGCGAAGACCGGCATGCTCATGGCGACCGCCCAGAGCCCTAACTTCGCCCGGACGATCGTGGCCGCGTTGAACCTCAGCCACGCCACCACCGCCCCCAACCCTGAGGAGAAGTACGAGCCCGCGCGGGGCGTCATCGCGGACCTGCTGACCGCACCCACGTGCGGGCGGGAAATCGTTCCCGGCTGGCTGTGCGCGCGCCCGATCTTCAACGGTATGTGCCAGGACCACGGGCAGGTCCGCTAATGCGCAACCAACACCGGCACGTCGAACAACCCACGAAAATCAACTTGTTCCTCAACGGCGACCGCGTCCAATTCACCGCCGCCGTGGCACGGCTGCTCACCTTGTTCGCCGACGACGGCATGCTCACCGGCGAATCCGACCCCTTCCACATCAGATCCCTGACCAGGCATGGTTGGGCCATCCGCGCCCGGGGCTCCTATCAGCTCACCCCGGCCGGCCGTGAGGTGCGCGCTGCCCTCATCGACTACTACGCCCGCAAACAGGCCGCGCTGGACCAGGAGCGCCCGTGAACATTATTGGTCTGGACCTCAGCCTGGCCCACACCGGTGTGGCCCTGCCCGACGGCCGCACCCGCACCATCCACGGCGACCCCGACGACGGCGACCACCGGCTCTACACCACGGCCGCGACCCTGCACAGTCTCCTCGAACCGTACGGGCGGATCGACATCGCGATGCTGGAGGACCTCCCGGTCAACGCCATGGGCGCCGGGTACACCGGCATGATCCAAGGGGTGGTGCGGCTGCTGTTGATCCAGGAACGCATCCCCTACGCGCTGGTCGCGCCAGCCACGCTGAAGAAGTACGCCACCAACCACGGGCACGCCGAGAAGCGGGACATGCTGTCCGCGTTGGTCCAGCGCACCGGGCACCGCATCCGCGACGACAACCAGGTGGACGCGTGGTGGCTGCGGCACGCCGGCCTGGACTGGTACGGCGTCCCGGAAGCGAGCCTGCCCGCCGAGCAGCGCGCCAGCCTGGACAAGGTCCGGTGGCCCGACCTGGCCACCCCGCCCCCGATCACAGGGAACTGACCATGAGTATCCGCATCGACACACACCGTTTCCTACAGTTGTTGGCGGAACTGTCCCCCACCATGCCCACCAACGGTATCGGCGGCATGCCCGGGATCCTGCTCCACACCGTCCGCGGCCACTACGGCACCGACCCCGGCCTGACCAGCCTCCTGGTCGGCACCAGCTCAGCCGGCCGCGCCGCCGGCCACACCCACGTCCCCTGCGAGGGGACCCTGGAACCCACCCTGATCACCGTCCAGGACGTCGCCGGCCTGCGGAGCCTGCTGACCCCTCGGGAGAAAACCAACCCCGACCACGCCCTGGACATCGACCGGGACCTGTCGTCGATCACCCTGCGCGAACCGGCCGACCTGTTCAGCGCCGGCGACGCGTTCACCCTGCATGTCGGGGACCTGGACACGGTGCCCCGCCTGCTGTGGACGCTCCTGGCGCAGGGCCCGCAGGACTGGCACGAATCACCGGTCAACGTGCGGGGTGACACGCTGCCGGCCACGCCCCGGGTCGACATCCCGGCGGGTGTGTTGGCGCCGTTCCTGGCGGTCGCGAAGCTCCGCAAGCAGTCCATGCAGCTGTACATGGGGCACCCGCACCGGCCGATCCTGATCCAGATCGGCCCCCACTACCGGGGTGTGCTCACACCGGATCGGTGGGCGCACGACATGGCGCCCGGGATCGCTCGCCGGGAAGGCGACAGCCCGGACGCTGACGTGCACCCCCCGGCCCTGCCGCCGGTCACGAAGCGAAACAGCGCCGGCCCGACGGTGATCGACTTCCGGTCCCCGGCCGAACAGCCCGAACTACCCATCGACAACCCCACCGACCCCGACCCTGACGGGGACGGGGAGCTGGGTGTACCCGAGGAGGACATCCCCGCCGACCCGGTGAAACCCGCCCGGCCCGCGTTCGAACCCACCACACCATGACCAGCAGCTCCCACCCCGCCGCCGACATCGCCACCGCACGACGGGTACTGACCACACTGCCCGCCGCCCTACGCGCCGCGCGCGCCACCGCCGGTATCGGTGTCCGCGCCGCCGCCCGCGACATGGGCATCGCACCCAGCACCCTGACCCGGCTCGAAGCAGACCACGCCGCCAGCCTCACCACCCTGATCGCCGCGCTGACATTCATCCACGCCCACAGCCCCGACTAGGCAGTACAGTGCGGGGGGTCGACCCGACAACGTCCCCCCGACCGCCCCGGGCCCGACACGTGACGCCCCACCGGCTTCCCCCAGATACCAGGTGGGGCGTCACCATGTCCCCGGTCAGGCCGCGTCCCGCTGCCCCCCAGGCGGCGGTGGGACCCGCACCTTCAGCGGGATGACCTTCGCCGGTTCCTTCGCGGTCACCGCGCCGTGGATCCACGCGGCCACCAGCATCGAGAACGCCGCCAACCCGGCGGTCTGCCACGCCTCCGGCACGTGCACCCCGAACGTCAGCACCGCGGCGAGCGCCGCCTTCGCCAGCCCGGCGAGCAGCGGCAGGCCCGCGTCGACCGCGACCCCGAACGCCGCGACCACACCACCCAACGCCAACAGCACGGTGTCCACCGCGCCGGTCTGCTCGGCGGTGAGCCCGAGCACCGGAACCAGCGCGATCAGGATCGGCACCACGGTGCCCTGTACCAGCGCCACCGGGAACCTGCGGAAAAAGTTCATGCCGCCGTACCTCCATCATCGAACAGGGGCGGCGGGTCCGGGACGTCGATCCCCGCCGTGGACAACAACTTCACCACCTGAATATCCCACCGGGAATGGATCCGATCCCACGTTTCCTTCCGGTTACGCCACTGCCTGAGTTCTTTCACCTCAGCCCGTAGGTCGTCCATTTCCCCCTGGAAGTTGACGACCATGGCGCCGGTGCTGGTCATCAACGCGGCGGTCCCGTCCTGCCGCATTTTCCGTGACTCCGGACGTATCCGCACGGCGGACACGACGGCGGTCGCCACCGCCGCGACCAGCCCTGTGATGGGCACCCAGTCTGGGAGGGCCACCTCGGTCACCCCGCTTTCCGCCGCCGCCTGTTGATCTGCCTGATCCGCACGATAGCCGCCAGCCCGAGGGAGATCAGGAGTGACGCGAACCCGAACGCGGGACCCCCGAACACCACCCCCGCCCACGCACCGTAAGTCACGAACAGGAACGCGACCCCGTACATCCCTGTCCGCTCCCACAGGACGCCCGACACATTCCGCTGCCGAATCACCCCATACAGTGCCGTCCCCGACGACAGGAACAGCCACGCCAGGAAAATCTGTCCGAACGGGGACGGGAACGTGTGCAGCGTGCCACCCGCCAAATGATCGAACCGGACGAACATAATCGGCGAGATCACCGTGGAAATGGCCAACACAAAAACCTTGAACGGGTCCCTCTCATAATCGTTCACCACAGTTTCCCCCGCGCGGACGCGTGTCAGCCAGTCGGGGCGGCGGTGATCTTGGCCGCCAGGCTCTGCAAGATCGCCGCGCTGATCGCCTCCGCGTCCGCCGCCCGATCCTCACCCACCGCACCCGCCACCGCCGCCTGCACCAACGGCCCCAACGCCGGCAGGATCGTGGTGACCATGGCCGACTCGGTACCCGCCTTCACCGCGTCCCCGATCGCCGCGGTGACCACGTCCGGATCCGCGCCGTGGTTCGCCGCGATCGCCGTCAACGCCGGCAGCACCTGCCCAATCATCATCTTGTAGATGTCCGCGGACCAGAAGTACGCGTCGCCGAGGAACTTCGCCGCCTCACCGAACTCGGTGTAGCTACGGTCCCCGGGTGAAGCAACGGTGATCTTGTCCGTGAAAGCCACGTCATCCTCCATCAGTGAGCTGGTCGAACCGGTGTGCTGCCCCCACGACATCGGGGTGTCCACGTCGTTCACGTCGCACGCGACACCACCCACATAGACCGTCCCCACGTGCTGGTACAGGTTGCAGGTGGTCTTACGGCCCCGCGACCACGCCGCGGTCTGCCAAAACCAGGACGCCACCCCGGCCGTGCGGGCCGCGTCGATCACGTCCGCCTCGCCGTACACGCCCACCAGGCGGCCGCCGAGCACGTCACCCGCGCCACGCAGGTACTCCAGCATCGCCGCGAACTCGGCGGCGGTGACCACGTCCTGGTCGGTCGCGAAGTAGATCGGGTATCCGGTCGGCCACCCGATGCTGGTCGCGTGTGCGCGCGCCAACTGCGCCGAACGCTGCCCCCCCGCGCGGCCCGTGCGCCACGTCGTCAACGTGTCTTCAAAGATCAACGCCATGCCGAGCTGGTGTGCGGTGAAGTCATCCAGCTCGGCGCGGGTGGTGCATTTGCGGCGACCGGGGAACCCGATGTACCGCACCGCCCCCGCGTACCCGGCGGCACGGATCGCTTGCGCGCCAGGGAACCCAGCCGAATAGTCCAGTACCTGAACCATCTACGTCACCTCCTCCATCTTCGAGAACCGGGCCGCGAACTGCGCTCCTGTGATGTACTGCCACGTACCCGGCTGCAAATCACTGTCGCTGTACACCGGCCCGTAGATCAACACGTGCCCCTGCGGGATCGGCATCCTGTCCGACCCCCGGAACCACAGCTTGTCCTTGCCCTTGACCCGCAACCAGCCATCCGACCCCTGGTCCAGGTCCGGCTCGGACCCCAGGTAGTCCTCACCGAACAGGCCGCCGATCAACGCGTCGATCGGGCCCGGGTCAACCCCGTCCCACAGCGCCGCGTGGTACATCGGCGCCACCTCCACGTATATGTTGCCAACCAAAGGGAACACTCCTTACGGTGCGATCACTGTTAACCATCGGTCCTGGAACGTCGCGGTGCCGTTCGCCGCGATATTGTTATATTTCAAGGTGTACGTGTTCGCGCCCGGGGTGATCGCATACGCGCGCCATATACTCCCGGAACTACCCACACCCAAACCGCCGTTCTCCGACGCGAAAAACCCGTTGGCCGCCGCCGCCGCCAACGTCGTGGCACCCGAGATGGCCACCGCGATACGGCCCGACGCGCTGGCGACGTTGCCGAACACAATGCCGCCCCACACGCAGAACGCGATCGTCCCCTTGGATGTGATCGTCACCGACGGGCCCACCGTCGCGAGGTCACCGAACGCGTTATTGCTGCGCGTCTGTGCCGTGGCGACCGACGCTGAGGAGGAGAAATCAGCGAGCAGCGCGGCCAACGCCAGCTGTTCCGCGACCGGGTCCCAGTCCGTACCCGCCGCCGGTAGAAGCGCCACCGGTCACCACCACCTTTCAGGAGAGCGACACCCGCGCGCCGTCGTAGATCCGGATGCGGGCGTTGTTGGAGTCGTCGGCGACCTGTGCTTTGACCACGCCGTTGACCGACCGGGTCACCGTCAGGGTTTGTGGGCTGGCCGCGCCCACACAGGCGGTGACCGTCATCCGTTCCCCGCCGAGCGTGATGTCGTACGGGACAGCGGTGGTGGACAACAGGAATCCGTCAAGTGACTTCACCACGACGGTGAAGGTCGTAGAGTTTATGTTGGCGTTCAAGTAGATCGCGGACGCCTGCACCCGTGACCGTCGTGTCGCGCCGTCCGACACGCGGGTCGCCACATACATTTCCCCCGGTAGCCCGGCCCACGTGATGTCGTGTTCGAACTGGGTCAACCTTTCGGTGCGGCCGATCACCACGGTCCGGATCGAGTCCGCGATCATGCGGGTTTGCAGGCCGGTGACCTTGTGGAAGCCGCCTTCTCGGAGGTCCAGGGCGGACTGGAACAGGGCCGGTGATGCCGTGATGCGGGGGTTGGCCAGCAGCATTTTCACCGCCGGCAACCGGGGCTTGTCCAAGGTGCCCCGGAACAGGAGGAAACCGGCGACGTTGCGGGCGTCCGCGATCGTGTAGACGTTCACCGTGTGTGGTTTGGACACCGGGCCGATCCCGCCGAGCCCAGGCGCCAGTGTGGACATGGGGCCGGTGGTTTGTGTCGCGGTCACCGTCGACCCGGGAGAATCGCTGGTGTCCGACTTCGTGACGACAACGTTGTTCTCTGTCAACAGATCGTCGTCGACGATCTGTAGTTTCCCGAACAGCTGACCGGTCGAGTAGTCCAGGGTGACCCGTTCCGCGCGGTTCACCAGCGACCCGAACGTGATGTACCCGATGCCGGCCCTGTACACCGGTTCGAACTGGATCCCCTGGTTGACGACCTGCGCCTGGTCCCAGATCCCGATCGGCGCGCCGAGCGGCTGGGTGCCCATGGCCGGGCCCTTCGACGTGTCCCCTTCCGGCTGGTACGGGATGCCCTCCTCGGTGCCCAACACCCGCAACGGCCGGGCCGGCGCGGCTTCTCCCTGCCACCCGAACACCGCGGACGCATAGTCCAGGGTCGCGGTCGACGCGGTCTGGCACATGATGTGCCCGATCGTGACCGCGTCCAGGGTGCCGTCGGATCCGACCGCGACCCCGCCGGCCATGCCGATCGTCTGCCCGGCGGTGCTGCCGGTGGCGGTCTGGGTGACCTGGGTGTCCACGTCGGTGATCGTGTAGGCCCAGTCGACGTTGCCGCCGTTCTGGGTAGTGGTGAACGAACACCGGCCGCCGATGTTGCGGACTTCCAACGACAACACATCCGAGTCCACAATGGACCCGAAGTAGTCCTGGACTTCCAGGGTCAACGAACCGCCCGTGTTGTAACGGATGATGTAGAAATATGCGGACCCGAAGTTTTTAAACCGGATGATCGTCGCGGTGTCTGGCGGTTCCGCCGTGCCGATGTCGATCCGCTGGATCCACCGCCACTGGATCACGTCCGGTGACGGGATCCCGTACCCGTTCACCAGCCCTTCCCACACCGATTTCGCCACGACCGGAAGGGGTTGGCTGGCGGAGAAAATGGAGTCGGACGCCAAGCGCGGGGTGCCGGACAGCACGTCCAGCGTGCCCCCACCGGTGAGCGCGGACGCGAACTCTGTCGCCCCGGATCCTTCCTCGCACGGCCAGTACGCCACCAGCGACGGGGCGTTGTGGAACGCGCGATACATGGGGGACCGCAGCACTTCGGTGCCGGCCCGGTACCGCCTGGTTTGGCCGGCCGCTTCGATGTTGACCACGAGGTCGTTGCCGGACTCCTCAGGGTCGAGTGGCCACTCGCTGGTCTCGCCTTCGAACCGCTGCGACCGGACTTCTACGTTCGTGTAGGAAACGGAGAAGGTGCCGTTGCTGTTGCCGGCCGCCTTGCTGGATTCGATTCCTACCCACCCGTGCACCGGCTCGGACAACGTCACACCCAGACCGTGGACCTCCAGCGCCCACGAGTACGGCTCACTGTCGCTGGCCTGCCACACCTTGACCCGCATGGTCTCGCCGTCCATGTGCGCCGCCACCCGCAACGCCTGCCCCGAGTGGGTCAGGCCAGCGACCGTGGTCGGGGACCCCACCGCCGCGCCGCCGGTGTCGATCGCCTGCACCGTGACCGCCTCCGCCGCGGTGACCGCCACCTGCGCCCGGTACCACGCCACCCCCGCGCCCGTCCCCCGCAACGCGATGTTGGTGAACACCGACCCGCCGGTGGTGTTGGAGAACGGCAGCTGGAACGTGAACCGGGCCTCCACATTGGACATGTCCATGACGGACATGTACGACAACCGGGACGCCGTCGACGACAGGGAATGCGTCCCCACCCCGGCGGTGACCGCATAGTCCCCGGCGGTACCCGTGGTCGACCACGCGTACGCCGTCGGGGTTCCCTCGCTGCCCGTGCCCCACCCGTTCGACGCCGTCCTGGACCGGTCCAGGTCGTGCACGATCCGGCTCCCCACCCGGATCGGCGTGTTCCGCAACAGCTTGCCGTAGTTCGCGCCGGTCGCGTTACGCGGCGACCATGTCCCGCTCCTGTCGTCCAGCTGCAACCGACAGTAGGAGTTCACCTGGGGTGACTCGGGAGTGGACCCGGTCTGCAAGTCGATACCCCGACCGCCCTGATACCGCACGTCCCCCGTGATGTCCGTCCACAGACCGCCCAAACACACCTCGACATAGGGGTCCATCAACCCGACCTTGGCCATCACGCACGCCCCAACGCCAGCTGTACGTTCCCGCCACCAGCGACCCTCACATACTTTTTCAGCAGGCCCGCGAAGAACTCACCGATATCGCTACCGTCCGACCGGACTAGCAGTTCGAGCTGTGTCACACCACCGCCGGCTGGGTGACCGGCCCGGAACGCGGCGTGGTCTGCCATGGACTGGATGTTGGCGTTGGGGATGACCTGGCCACCCATCGGCAGCAGGTACGTGTCACCGCCCGGGGTGGTGAAACCTTCTTGGCGTCCGCGTTCGTTGACCGTGGTCGGACCGGTGCGGGCACCGCCTTCCGCCGCGTGCGCCGCCGGGCCACCAGCGGCCTGCAACCGGGCGAACGATCCGTTCGACACGTTCAACTGCGCGCCGGACGTCTGGACGTAGATGTGGATGACTTTGCCGTCGTTGGTCTGGATCAGTTTGTTGATCGTGCCCTGCGCCTGCGCGGTATTCGCGGTGACCTCGAACGAGCCGTCCGGCAATGCCCGGATCGTGCCGCCCAGCTCAAGCGCGCGTTGGATCTCCGGTTGCAAGTTCGACGACACAGCCGTTGACACAGTCGAGGGGACCAGCCCGTACTTGGTGGCCAACGCCTCCGCCTGTTGCGCGGTGAACCCCATCGCCTCCGCATTCTTTACGAACGCGTCACGCATTGTTTGAAGCTTCGCCCGGATATCCTCGGTTGACGCGCCGGCATTCTTCATCGCAATAGCAGTATTATCGAAATCCTTTTCGCCCTCAGTGACCGTGTCGTACAGTTTCCGACCATCCTCGGTGGTGAGTTTGATCTGCCCCGATGCGTCGATCAGGGACTGTACATACTTTTTCCCACCGGCTGCTTTGTCGGTGAAGTTCATGTCCTTCTTGTTAAAGTCGTCGATGAACTTTTCCCACGCCTCCGTGACGTGTTCGATATCGGTGTTCCGGCCAGCGAGCGTGTCCATGATCTTCATCAACGCGGACAGCTTCGTTTCGGCCGTCGCTTCCTTGTCCGCCAAGGTCCCGAACTCCCCGGCCAGCTTGGAGACGGTCGTTGTCGACATGCCGGCCGCCGCCGCAAAATCCGCCTGGGCTTTCGCCGCCGCCGCAAATTCGCCTTGCTGCTCGTTAATGGTTTTCTTCATCAATTCCGCGAGCATCCACCGTTTTTGCTCTTCCGGGTTCGCATGCGCGACCATGTCGTTGTAGTCTTTGTACGGCGACATGATCGTGTCCAACTGGTGATTCAACTGCCCCAACGCGTTACCCTGCCCCAAATACGCGTTAGTCAACAACTCTTGGCTGATGTTCAACTCGTTAGCGCCTTGCATCATGTTCTTTTTGATCGTGTCGCCCTCTTGATACGCCTTGTTCACCGCCATGTTCTGCAACGCCTGCGCCGCCGACACCCGCACATTCTGGTTAATCACACCATTGGATTTCCGCAACGCGTCCGTCAACATGTCCACGCGTTTCGCGTGCGCCTCCGCCATGCCCGCCGCGTTCGCGTCTTCCTGCGCCAAATATCCCAAGCCCGCGGCCACCACCCCGGCCGCGATCCCCACTGGCCCCAACGTGGTCGCGAACGCCCCCGCGCCCTTCGCGACCTTCCCGAAGATCCCTTCGCCCTCGCTGACGGCGCCCTTGAAACTGCCCCAGGACTTCCCCACCTGACCGAACGACACCATGTCGATCAACTTCAGCGCGGACGCCACGGACATGATCACCGGCACCAGTGGCCCCAGCACCGTCAGCAGCGAGGACGCCAGGTTCACCAGCAGCGTCAGGCCCGAGAACGCGAACCCGGCCCCAGACGCGAGCCCCGGCAGCGCCACGTGCGCCAGGTTCTCGATCGCGCCGGCCGCCGCGTCCACGAACCCCACCAGCGGCTGCAACACCGAGCCCGAGTTGTTCGCCAGCTCAGCGAGGATCTTCCCCGCGAACGTCCCCAGGCGTTCCACGATCGTCCCGAACGCGCGGAACGCGTCCCCCCCTGCCGCCGCGCCCTTGCTCGACTCGGTGAAGAACGACGCTACCGCCTTCCCCGCCGAGTCCATCATGTCCGCCAGACCGTTGCTGGCCTGCCCTGCCGCCTGTGTCGCGGTCACCAGGCCCGGCATCGCGGACCGGGCCATTCGGTCCACCCCATCGACCAGGTCGTTCAACACCGGTTGCGACGCCCGGAACGCTTCCGCCATCTGGGGTTTCAACGTGTTGAAGGTGTTCCCCAGGGTCTGTGCCGAGTTGATGAAGTCGTCCGCTAGGACGCTGGACGCTTCATAGGCGCCGGCCTTGACCTGTTCCCACATCGAGGAGTACGCGTCCCGGATCTGTGTGTTCGACGACTGTGCCGCGGCAGCGATCCCGATGAACAAACCGGCCGCGCCGACAGTGGAGATCCCCGCACCCAACGCGCCGGCCAGCACCGCGCCGGCCTCGATCCCGTAGGACTTGGCCTCTGACAACAGTTGACTTTTGTCCAAAAAGGACTTGGTCTTGTCGAACGACGGCCCTGACCTCTTCGACTCGTCATCCCGTGCGTCCTGCAACCGACGCTCCGCCGCCGCAGCAGCGGCAGCCGCAGACTCGGTGTCCCGTAGCTTCTTCGCCCGCGACTCCTCCGCCGCCGCCACGTTCGGCTGTTCGTCCCGGACCTGACGTAGCCGGTTCTCCGCGTCCGTCACCCCAGCGGTCGCGCCCTCCACGTCCCGGCGAGCCTTCGCAACCCGTTCCTCCGCCGCCGCCAGCTGTGCCCCAGTCGCGGACTCGTCGGCTTGCGCCTTCCGTAGCTGTTCCTCCGCGACCCTCAGCTTCCCGACCGCATCCAGCTCCTTCGACTGGGACGCCTGCACCCGTGCCGTGGCCTGTGCCACCGCCTGCGCGTTCGACGCGTACGCCGCTTGCAGGCGTTCCTCCGCGACCCGCAACTGACCGGCCACGTCGGCCTGACGGCGGCGGGCGGCGGCCAACCGGTCTATCGCGGCCTGGACCGTCGCGGACTGCTGGTCGGCCATGGCCGGGTCCACGCCGATCCCGCCCGACGTCGCGCCACGGGATCCCTCTCCGCGTTTCCGCGCCAGGATCTCCTCAGCCGCCGTGACCTGGGACGCGGCCTGTGCGGCGGCCTGAAGGTTCTTGGTGCGGTCAGCTTCCGCGTCTCCCAGATCACGGACCGCACGCCGGTTCTCCGCGAGGATCCCGCCGAGTTTCTGTTCAGCGGTCCCGGCGCGGGTCGCGGCATCGGTTTCCCGTTGCCGCGCCTCCTCCAACTGTTTCGACGCGGCGGCCATGGCCGCCGCGTCCTTGGTGGCCTGGGCACGGAGCGCGGCTACCCCGGCCTGGGTTTTGTCGAAGTTGACCGCGGTCTCGTCAGACCGGACTTTGATCTTGACTTCGTTACCCACGGCCCACCTCCTCCTTACGCTGGGACCGGCTCGGGAGCCTGGACGGGGGCCGCGTCATGCAGATACATCTCCAGGTGCGACAGGTCCGGGCCCGGCGCGGGGGGGATGTCCATGTCCTCAGCGTCGGGCGCGTCGTACTCTCGACGCGGCACGTCTGCGACTGGTGCCGCGGCCGCCCCGGGAGGGGCCTCGTACCGTGCCGGGGCGGCCGCTGGGTAGGGCTCGTTCAGCGACACCAGGTAGGCGCCGAGCACCGCCCGGATGAACGCGGGATCCTGACCCTTCAGGGCAGCCGCTGTAGGTGGCACCGCCCGCCCATCCCCGTCCACCAGGTTCCAGCTGTCGACGAACTCGGCCCACAGCGGCAGCACCGAGAACGGATCGGTGTGGGTGGGCAGCGGGTCAAGCCTGGCATACTCGATCAGGCCCTCACCGGAGATGTGCCTCACCCTGACCTGGAGGCCAGCCAGTTCGCTAATCTCCAGGTCGTGGAACGCGACCGGGCGCCGGTACCCCACGTCAGGACCAGGTCGGTACGGTGCCGTCGGCCAGCACCCAGGGGATCTTGCAGGTGAGCGCGCCGCCCTCCGCACGCGTCACCTGGTAGTCGGTGCCGTACATCTCCGCGTTGAGGGAGACACCACCGAACGTGATCCCCACACTCCGGGCGACGGACGTCGACGAGATCGTCTTGGCCACGTCGTGCAGTTTCGTTGCGGTGGGGTTGAAAAACCCCGACGTGTCCAGGGCGTAGTCGGCCAGCAGCAGCAGCCGTTCGTTCGCGGACTTGTCCAGGCCGGTCACGTCCTGCACCGCCCTGGGCGTGCTGATGCCGAAGTTCCCCAAGTCGTTCTTCACGTCGCGGGGTGTACCGCCCGAGTCGTCGATGTTGAACGTCGTCAACCCGAGACCATTGATCTTCGCCATGTAAGGTCACCCTTCCTGAAACTTGGTTTGCAGCACGTCGACCGTTTCCCACAGGTGCTCGGCAAAGTCCTCCGGGCGCGTGTGCGTGATCTCCGTGCCCAGGTCGGCACGCCAGTCACCCCGGAACACCCGCAACCTGGGCGGCCGGTCACGGGGAACGACATGCTGGAAATCGGGGCGCCTCGACTTCAGGCACCGTTGCTCCGAGGGGAAAAAGAACCCCACGAACCCCGGGTTGCGCACGGCCGGCGCCTCCACCCACCGATAGCCAGCAGCCCGCAACCCGGCCCGAATGTCGTCCAGGTCCGGGCGGGCGGGGTTGAACTCGAAGTCGAACCCGTCCGCGTAGTGCGGGCAGTCCCCGTACGGGGCGGCGGTCGCGCAGTCCACCACCCGCCAGTGCGTGCCCACCGGACGGTCCACCTCGAACGTCCTGCGCAGTTCCGGCGGCAACGCCGGTGAACGGGCGTTCACAGCGCCACCGTGACGTCGTTCACCACGACCGCCACACTGAACGTGCACGTGGTGAACGTGCCAGTGGTGACCACCCGCACCCACCGTTTGATCTGCAAACTTCGGCTGGTGGCCAACATCTGCCCACCCGGGGCCGCGGTGACCGCGGTGAAGGCACCCCCGGTGACGTCCGCGTACGGGTCACCCACCGCGTCGTCGTCGGAGTGTTGGAGTTTCACCGTGATGTTGGTGCCGGTGAACGCGTGGACATGCAGGTACGCCTGCAATCCCACCGGCAACGCGATGACCCCACCGTGGTCGACACCAGCGCCGTTGGTGCCGGCGGTGTCGACCCTTTTCGCCGGGGTGGCCAGCACACCCCAGTCCGACCAGGACGCGTTGGTCTGTTCCTCCACCCCGAAGATCACTTGCCCCTTGTCGTCCCTGGTCGGGTCGTACGAGATTTCCTTGGTAACCAGGTTGAGCGCGGGCGCGGCCAGGGTTTCGCGGTGCATGAGGGTGACGACCGCGTCCGTGTACGGCAGCGCGGACAGCGCGAGGTACCCGGTGGAGAGCGGGTCGAAGTGGGAGTTCCACTTGAATGTGCCGGCGCGTTGCCCGGTGATGCGTTCGTTGGCGAGTTTCCGTAGCCCGGTGACGTCCAGCATCTGCATGGGGCTGGTGACGTCCCAGTTGCGTGCTTCGCCTGACACGTCGATTCCGTTGATGTACAAGGCGTTGCCGAGACCGGACTCTTTGGACATGCCCTACACCTCCTTGGTGACCCGTTGCAGTGGTTCGTCACGCGGGGCGCCCACGAGATCGGCCGGCCCGAACTGGTCAGCGATCACCTGGGCGATACGGTCCGCGTCCCCGTACTTCTCGACGTACACCATCGGCGGCTGGCTACCCTGGATGTCGATCAGGACCCGACGGACCTGGACCGGGTCGTCGATCACCCTCGCGACCACCAGGGCGTCGATCAACGCCTTGTTGGGGTAGGAGAACTTGGACACCACTCACGCATCCTTAACCGTGGTGAGGACCGCGTGCCGCACGAAACAGTCCTTGGCCTCCAACAGCTTCCGTAACCCCGTCGTCAACTCCTGACCGTCGGTGGGAAAGTGATCGAGCATGGACTCGGCGACGTCCCGGAACTCAGCGGAGATCTCCGCCAGGTGCGGCGGGAGGTGCTCAGTGGCGAACAGCGCCTCGAAATGCTGCACCCCGGGGTGCCTGTCAGCGAACGCGGTCACGGCGCGGCTCCTACTCGTGTTGGGTGAACGCCGCCGCGACGATCACCGGTAGATAGATGGACATCGCACGCATCAACTTGTTGTCCTGCCTGATGTATCCGGTGCGCGCGTACAGGCCTTCCCCGTATTCCCCCAACAGGTCAATCTCGGTGACCAAACCGCCGAGCGTGAAATCCTGGTGGTAGGCAACGAAAAGGTCGTTGATGACCCGGGTCATGTCCGGGTCGATCGAGTCCTGCGGTTCGCGCAACATGTTGTCGTACAAGCGAAGCACGAACTGGACACGCACCGCCGACTCGGCCAACCCGGAGAACGAGGGGATCAAATCGATTTGGTTCACCCACACCGCGCCCGTCAACCCGCCGGCCACAGCCGCCTTGGGTTCGTGGGTCACCACCGACTCGAACGGCCCCAACGCGGCGGCGTGGGAGGTGATGCCGTCCAGGATCGCGACCACGTCGAACCCGTCGTCGGGGAGGTCAGCGGGGACGGTGACCTGGACCGCGCCGGCCCGGTACCCGGTGGCGCTGTCCGCGTCGGTGCAGGACACCAGCACCGGGTACAGCCCGGACGCGTCGTAGGTGTGGGTGGCGGTGACGGTCGGCCAGTTCAGCGTGCTGACCGTGGTGCCGTCGCCCCAGTCGATCCGGATCGTGGACCCGACCAGGGTCTCCGCGTCGGTCACGTGCGCGGTCGCGGTCACCGTCCCGGCGACGTCGATAAGGTCCACGGCGGTCACGACCGGCGGCGTGTTCCCGCCGATCCCCACCGTGTAGGAGATGTCCGCGCCGTAGAACGCGTTGCTGTTGTTGCCGGCGGTGGGGAACACGCCGGCGCCGACGTGGAAACGTCCGTTGCGGCCGCCGGTCGCGCCGCCGGCTGACACGGCGGTGACCGCCCCGTCCGCCGACACCACATCGGAGTCCAGGGCGTGCACCGCGGCGCCCTCGTTACCGCCGGTGCCGTAGGACACGACCATGCGGGACCCGGCCAGGCGCGGCAGCGGCGCCGCCAGGTCGAAGACCGTCCACCCGGTCGGCAGGTCGTTGGGCAGGCTGACCGTGGCCAGCACCCCGCCGCCGGTGGTCCAGATCGTCGCGGTCCGGCCGGCCAGGTTGATCTCGGAGACGTCCGCCCAGATCCGCACACCGGTGACCGTGATGTCGGCGTTGACCAGGTACTCGGTGCCCAGCTCGTAGGCGGTCGCGTCGATGTCCGCGACCGGGTCGGGGCCGTTCCAGCCGACAGCCATCGCTCAGCCCTCCCCGTTCAGGCGGCGGGTGAGGCGCGCCACCACCGGGATCAGGACCTGGTCGATTTGGCCTTCGAGCTGTTGGGTCGCCTTGCGGGCGGATGCGTACCCCTTGAACCTGGTGGTTTCGTTGCGGCTGCCGGTGCCTTCCAGCCAGGGGCCGTAGATGATGCCCCGGTCGGACACGATGTCCAGGTCCGCGGCGACCAGCTCGCTGACCAGCTGGGTCTCGTAGTACGGGGTGGGGTGCTGGAGGTTGATGTTCAGGAACGTGTGCCAGTTCGCCAGCGCCTGGGCGCCGACTTCCTGGACCGCTTCGGTGACGAAATCATCGAGGGCCGGTTGCCATCGGCCGTCGAACAGCGGCCCGCTGGTTTCGACCTCGATGGTGTACACGTCACACCGCCCGGAACCGGGCGCGGCGACCGAACGTCTCCAGGGCGCGGGCTTCCAGCGTGGCGAGCCGTTCGCCGAGTTTCCCGGCCGCGCCTTCCGCGCCGGCGACCCGCGCATACCCGGCCGACTCGTCCTGGATGCCGACCATGATGTAGGCGCGGGCTAGTTGGGACAGCAGCCCGCGCGGCATCCACTTCGTGATGGTGGTGGCGGTGAGGTGGGTGGCGGCGGTGGTCCCCGCCACGCCTCGTTGAACCGTCAACAACCGTTGGGCGTAGACCGCGGCACCGTTGGAATGCGACGCCAGCACCGACCCGTCACACGCCCGCCGCACCACCAGACTGTTGCCGGTGATGTCGTCGACCATCATCCGCTCGGACCCCACCGTGATCATCTCGCCGATGTTCACCGCCGCCCCCGACACCACCGGCACGGACGTGTTCGCCACGCTCGCCGTGAGCGCCCCCACCACCGTCGTCCCCGTCACCACCGACGCTCGGTCGGTCACCGTCAGCCGCTCGTCGTCCACCCGGATCAGCTGACCCACCCCGATCAACGCGGCGTTCGTGACCGTGACCGTGGCGACCGTGGACGTGGCGACCGCGGCGGCCAACGCCCCTGCGGGTGCGGTGTCGTCGCGGTCGCCCCACAGCGCGGTCAGGCTCACCGACCGTTGCGGGGTCGCACCGCCGCCGAACACCGCGCTGGTCGACCGGTCCAACTCCACCCGCGTGAACGGCGGCCCCCAGTCCGGCCGCAACAACACGTTCCCGGGGGGGATGGCGACACCCCCCGACGCGGCGCTCTCCAGCGAGATCATCGTGTTTTGGTTCAGCCAGATACGCCACGGCGCGACCCCACGTGCCTGTTCGTCCGGCCAATCAAACGTCCGCGTGTCCAGGACCGGAACGAGGCCCCGCTTCACCAGTCCTTCCACCGAGTCGGTGGCCGCCGCGTTCAACCGATCGACCTGCGCGTTCGCGCGCGCGGTCTCACGGATGTCCAGGGAGGTTTTCACCTCCTCCCTGGTGGTCAGGAAGTAGCTCATGCGCTGGTGTCCCCTTGCCTTGCTTTCTGGCCTAGGGGCCACACACCGTGCCGCCCCGGGTAACTAGCTCTGTTCTGTTGGGTGCAGCAGTTGTGGTGGTGCACGCCGCCGGCCCGCCCCTTCATGTGGCCGACGGCGCGCACCTGCTCAAGGCCATGTCCCGTCCGGCTCCCACCCGTCGACCGGGCAGTGCAACTGCCCCTGAGGACCGGTGATCAGCGGTTCACCGTCGTTCGGGCACGCGACCGGCGGGCGGGACCGTTCATCCCGGTACAGCGCGACCCGTTCCCGCGAGATGGCGAGCAGCTGTTGCCAGGACATGGCAGGTCAGCTGTTCTCGGTGACAGGTGCGTTCCGGTCGTCAGCGTCGGTGAGCCGCTCGATCAGCTCGGCCTTCTTCCCCGTGGTCGCTTCGCCGCGCTCGCCCAGCTCGGCCCGTAGCTGCTCCACCGTCCACGCTTCGTAGTCCGCGACCAGCTGCTCGTCGTCACCGCTAGCGTCGTCACCGCCGGCGTCCTCACCCGCCGCCAGCTCCACCTGCTCGGCCTGCTCAGGGTCAACGGCCTGGTCCGCGTCGTCCGCGTTCGCGTCCGTGGGGCCGCCGTGCGCCGAAATCTTCGCCACGCTGTCCTCCTCCTCGGTCGTCTCGACATCCGCCATCTCGTGCCGGCACCGCGCGCACACCAACATCGGCCGTTCGAACACGCCCGGGCCGGCGTGCCGCAACGGGATCCGCCGCGCGATCCCCACCGCCGGGCACGCGGTGTTCACACAGGCCACCACCCGGACCGCCAACAGCGGCCGCCGCTGCTCGGCCACCTCTTCCGCGACCGCCGCACCCGACCCGCACTGCGGGCAGTGCTCCACATCCGGCGGGTACCGGGTGGAACACGCCTCGCACACCACCAACGACATGGTCAGGCCGCCACGATCGACGCGCCGTTGTCCACCGGCACGTAGGTCAGCGACCAGAGGATGACGCCGTCCGTCCCCGCGGACACGGACTCGATCTGCCCGACATCCATGACCACGGCGGACACCACACGCGGCGCCGCGCCGACCACGAGCCCGGTGGCCTTCACCCCGGACACCACCAGGATCTCCCCGAGGACGGTGTCGGTGGTGCCGATGTCCGTCGCGGCACACAGGTCCACAGTGGTCCCGGCGGTGGGGTTGTGTTGCAGCTTGTAGGAGTTGGCCACGGTGACCGCGGTGGTCACCCGACCGGTGAGGGACGTGACCGCGACCAGACCACCCGTGATGGTGAACAGCGGGATCGTGGTGGCGGCGAGTGTCCCGGTGGACTTCTCCACCCGGTTACCGAGCACGACAGTGCGTAGCTGGTCGCCCTGGATGAGCACCGACATGGTCAGACCCCCATTGCGGGCAGGTTCGCCGCCGCACGCGCGACGTTCAGGTCACGCGTGCACGCGGTGACCAGGCCGGCGCCCGTCGACGTGAGCTTCACGAACTTGTACGTGTCACTGAGTTGCGTGCCCTCGACCTCGACCACCATGGCGTTCTGGGTCGCCGCCGCCGCCGTGACCACCGTCGCGGCCGCCGCCTGCGTACGCCGCGTCCACGTGTCCGTGGCGTTGCCGGTGTTGGTGTGGTACTCGGTGATGCACGCCAAGTTCTGCGCGCCGGTCCCGGCCGCGTCCTTGGCTTCCTGCAACGTGTACGTGTCCCCGGCCGCCGCGGCCAGGAAACAGGAGAACAGGATCCCGCCCGCGTCCTTGAGGTTGATCCACACACCGTCCGCAGCCGATGTGACGTTGATCAGTCGCCCCAATGCCTTCTGCGCCATCAGGTTTTCCTTCCTGTCAGTGATTCCGTTTGCCGGGGCGACACTGCCGGCCCGGGAGAAGCCGACGCCGGGGAGTGAATGCCGGCGCCGGCCGACTGGTTACCGTGCCGCGAGGGACACGAACGGCGACAAGGGGTTGCCGCCGTTCTTCGGGGTGACCGCGGACTGGATCCACGGGCGGCCGTCGACGCGCTGGATGATCCGGAACGCCGTCTGATCGTTGCCGAATTTCCAGTCAGTGCTGCTGCTGGCGGACATGGACTGCCGGTCACCGACCAGGTAGTAGGACAAGTCCACAAAGTTGATGTCACCCAGGTCACCGATCTTGCTGGCCTTCTCGGTGATCACGATCGGACGCCCGAACAGGGTCTGCGGGCCGGGACCCGCCGCGTTCGCCACGAACACCGAGTTGCCGCCGGTACCGACGGACAGGGCCATGGTGTACAGCTCGGGGATGGTGTCCGGCGAGATCAGCCACACACCCTTGTTCAGGCTGGACGGCAGCATCCGCGCGTACATCTTCACGATGTTCTCGTACAGGATCGTGTCCGCGCCCTGCCCGGATTCGGCTGCAACAGCGATCGAGGCAGTGTTCGCGGCGCCGAGGAACCCCAGCGGCTCACCCACACCGGTGCCGCCCATGAACTTCGCGTCCTCTTCGAACGCCAACGTCAACGGCCACAGGCGTTCGATCAACGCCGAGAACGACACGATGCTGTCCTGCAACAGTTCGTTCGGGACGACCGACAGGCCGGTGAGTTTCTTCGCGTCCAGTTCGACCCTGCCGAACTTCGGGCTGGCGTCGACCAGTGCCGCGGACTCCTCACCCCAGTAAGCGATCATCCCGCCGTACAGCGAGGACGCGTTCGAGGTGACGTCGATCATCGGGAACGGCACCCGCGCGGAGTCCATCGGCACGACCGTGGCCCGCGACCGGACCACCGCCACCTCCAGCGCGATTTCCAGTAGCTGGCTGCGCAGGGTCTCCGGAACCAGGAACCCGCCGTCGGCGGGGGACACCGAGCTGGCGGCGTTCTTGATGGCCGACCGCTTGGCCAGGGCGGCGGGCGCCTCGTTCAGGTGCCAGATCGTTTCCAGGTAGTCCACCGCGGTCCGGAACTCAGCATCGAGGACCGCGCCCGGGGCGTACTGGTTGTGCCGTGCTCCCTGCCCGTAGGAAGTGAGCATGGACGACTTCTTGCCGGCCTGGGGGGACAGGTTCAGGCGGTTGATGCGGTCGGTGTTGTCGCCGTCGACGTCCTTCTCCCGCAGGTAGTCGGCCATCTGCTTCTGGGTTTCGGCTTCGACCATGCGGTGCAGGTCGGTGCCTTCGCCTTGCTGCTGCTGGGCGTACGCGTCGATGAACCCGGCCAGTGATTCGGCGTTGGTGACGATCGGTTCCAGCTTGCCGGGGTCGCCGAGCATCTCGGCTAGTTCGTCCGAGTTCTTGGGGATGGGCACGTTCTTCGGTGGAATGAGCGTCCGCGTCATCACGCTTTTCCTTTCTGTAGCAGTGCTTTCAGCAGCGCGTCCACCGTGGACGGTGCGGGTTGGAGTAGACGGGTGCGCATCGCGGCCCACGCGTCGCTGGTTGTTGACGTGTCACCGACGGTGGTGCTGTCGGTGGTGGTGGTGGTGGGTTCGGGTTCGGCCACCGGCTCGACCACGGGTTCAGGTTCGGGTTCGGTGGTAGCGACGACGGCCGGCGCGGCCCGCATGCCTGCCGTCTCCTCACCCGGGGCGTCCTCATCCGGCTCAGCAGGCGGCGGTGGTGTGGTGACCCGGTTCGGGGCCAGGACCACGTCGGCCAGGCCCGCGTCCACCGCCTGCTGGGGGCTGTACCACCTCTCGGCCCGCATCACCGCGCGCCACTCCTCGGGCTCCCCCCCGGCGCGTTCGGCGTACACCGCGGCGATCGTGGTGGAGATACTGCCCAGCACGTCGGCCCACTCCCGCGTCTCGTCTTCAGTGCCGATGCACATGCCGGACGCGTCGTGGATCATCATCTGCGACGCCAGGCACATCTCGATCGTGTCGCCGGCCATGGCGATGAAACTCGCGGCGCTGGCGGCCAGGCCCTCGATGGTGACCGTGACGGCCCCGTCGTAGGCGGAGAGCATGTTGTAGATGGCGTACCCGTCGAACACGTCCCCGCCAGGGGAGTTCACGCGTACGTGTAGGTCGCCACGGCGGCCTTGGAGTTGGTCGGCGACGTCCTGGGCGGTGATCCCCCAGTACCCGATCTCCATGTACAGCAGCAGTTCCGACGGCCCACCGTCGTAGTCCACAATGGACAGTTTGGAGGGTTGGAACGCTGTCGGGCGCGGACGGGAATCCCGCGCACGCAACAACTTCCACACCCGCTGATCCAGGTTCACTGACCATCACCGTCCCCACCCACAGTCTTGGGCCGCCACACACCCACAAACGTGCCGCGACAACGCTCCCGCCCCAGACAGTCCACATAGCCCCCCACCGGATAGAGCTTGTACAGCGGCGCCAGGTCGTCGGTGTTGCAGATCCACCGGCCGTGAATCGCCCGGCATGGCGCGCAGGTGTTCGTGTCGAGCACCTCGCTGGCGTAGATCGCGCCGGACGGGGCCTTCCGCAGGGTCTCCACCCGGCCGGTGTTCTGCGCCCCCGTCAACGCCGCCCCCAACTGCTTGGCTGGTTCAGCGTCGGTCAGGGTCTCCAGGTGCTCCCGGACCTGCCCGGCGACCGCGTCCGGATCCGCGTCCGGGCCGGCCCGCCGGGACGCCTCCCGCGCGGCGGAGATCTTCAGGCCGTCCGCCAGCAGGTCCACCGTCACCGTGGCCCGGTCGCGGAACTCCTCTTTCGGGGGCGCGGCGGCCTTGACCTCGACGTCCTGGGCGGCGGCCTCGTCCACCACGCGCCGAGCGGCCCGTTCGGCCAGGTCGTGCATCGCGTTCAACACCCTGTTGACCGCGGTGTCGGTGACCAGCCGCAGGTCGGCCAGCCCGGTCAGCACCCCGGAGCGCAGGACGTCCGCGATCTGCTCGGCCAGGTCCGAGATCCACTCGGCCACCACCGACGCGGCCCACACCGCCAGCAAGGCGTCCAGCGCGGTTTCCCAGTCGTCTTGGACGGGTTGCAGGTCCACGGACTCGGCGGCGGCCGGGTCGTCGGGGGGGTCGTCGGCGTTACGGGGGCGACCGCGGGCCAGGTCGAGTAGCTCGGTCACCCTGTGGGCCAGGGCCAGCGCATCGGTGGAGTTCGGTAGGTTCTGTGGTGCGGGCGGCGGCCCGCCCGAGTCAGTTGGTCCGCCCTCGGTACCGGCAGGGTCCTCGGGCGGCTGCTGCCCGCCCACCGGGATCACCGGCGCGGCCGGCGCGGGGTCGGGGGACGGATCCAGGGCGGGGTCCAGGCCAGCGCCGAACCGGTTCGCGATCCCCCGCGCCTCCTGCGAGTTGATCACCGGCCCGACCGCTAGATACATCTTCTGCAACGCCTCGACCAGCGCACGGTCAGCGCTGTCCCGAGGATCCTCAGGCGTGGTGTCGATCGATGTGTCCGGGGCCGGTTCGGTGACCTCGATGCGTTGCGGCATCGGCGGTAGACCCGCCGTCTTCAGCGCGTCCGCCCACTCCATACCCAGGTCGTAGAGGCCCTGCGCGATCCCCACCCGCGCGGCCAAATCGTCGTTCTCCGCCGTCTGGTCCTTGCTGACGACCGGCGCGTAGTCGAACTCCAGGCCCCTAGTGGTGGGCCCGTACATCGGCAGCAGCCGGGTGTTCAGGAGCTCTTTCCACCGGTCGAGTCGGGGGCTGGTCAGCTCCCGCCCGAACCAGTCCGCGCTCGCTTCGGCGGTCGCCCGGTTGACGTCGTCGATATCGCCCAGAGCGAACTTCGGCATCTGCCACGCTTCGCGGATCATCTCCCGCGACACGTTCCGCAGTTCGACGAACTGCATGTCACGCTGGGTGATCTTCGTTTCCGTGTAGGTGGCGCGTTCCAGGATCGCGACTCTGTGAGCGTTCGCCACGCCCTGGTGCTGCTCACGCCACCGCATGGTCATCTCGTCGTACTCGTCATCCGACAGCCGCTGCTCGACGGTGACGATCCCGCCCGGCTGGGCCCCGTTGATAAAAAAGTTCCGGTTCCACATCGCCGAGTAGCGGGCCGACTCCAGGTCCGTCATCAGCGACTGCACCGGCGACAGCGACCCATAGGGGTCGCGCGGGTCCGGGGTGCGCATGCACAGCACCTCGTCCAGGCCGAGCCTGATCTCCTCACCGTCCGGGCTGGTGTACATCCACCCGACCTGGAACTCTTTGACGTCCGGGATGGGGAAGATCCGGTCCGGCCGCACCGGCCACAGCTCCAAAGGGAGGTCACCCGCGCGGGTCCCGCGCCCGTACTGCCCGGACCGGGCCACCACGATGCACGCCTTGCCTGCCAGCTCAAGGTGCTGCTGCCCCACCTCCATCACCTCGAACCTCGTCTGAAACGGGTTCGGTGTGGTGACCAGGTCGATCACGGCGTGGGACGCGACCGGGACACGGTCGTCGTCCAGGCCGGACGCGGCCATGCGGTACAGCGTCCAGTCCGACCGGGCGGTGGAGTTGGCCAGCCGGGTCACCACGGCGAACACGGTGGAGACCAGCTCCATCATGGCCAGCGGTGCCTCACCCCGGCGGGCGGCGAACAGTCCCGTGCGGGCGCCAGCACGGGTCGCGGTCAGCGGCGGCGGCCCGAGGTTGCGTACGGCGCGGGCGAGGGTGGCCAGGGGGGACCTCATCGGCGGTCACCGCCGGCCAGGACCTCGATGATCAGCAGCGACGCGCCGGTGGCTGCCAGGCCCGCTGATGTACCGAGCCAGGTCCACGCGGCGGCGGTGAGCGCACCGAATCCGCCGAGCGTGAAAATAGCGGTACGCACCCGAATGGACCATCGACCCAAGAGAGCTAGTCGTGACCGCATGGCGCCCTCGTTCCGAGAGCGTTATCGAAACGGTCGCAGCGGGTCACATCCGCGAAGGTACAGCGATAAACCGCAGGTCACCATGGTTGCCACACCGTAACCGGAGCACCTGTCCGGTGGGGCTGGTAATAGCCGTGAACGTCCGTCATTATTCGTTTATGACCGTTAACGAACCCGAGCGGGAAATCATCTACTACACGTCGGAAGAGTTGGCCGAAAGATTCCGAACCCGGCTGAGCACCATCCGTTACTGGCGGCAGATCGGAACCGGACCCGCCGGGACCCGCATCGGGCGCCGCGTGCTCTACGCCGCCGACGACGTCGCCGCGTGGGAAGCCACCCGCCGCCACCCACCCGTCACATGAACCGCACTCGCGGCTTCGACGTGATCAACAACCGGTCCAGGGCCTGCGACAGGGCGTCCACCTGATCGTCGTGCGTGCCCGTCGGGAAGGACGACGTCTCAGCCAGGAACGTGCCCACCCACCCCAACAACACGGGATCCGGCAGGTACACGTTCCCCGACTCCACGAACGGCGACACGGCCGCCGCCCGCGCCTCCTTCGACTCGTGCGGGGTGATCGGGATCAGCCCGGGAATCGTGTTGCGTAACTGCGCGATCACCGCGGCACCGTTCGCCTTCTCCTCCACCAGCTTCGCGTGCGCCTGGGGCCAGCGTGCCGTCAACGCCGCCATGGCCTTGCACGTGGCCGGGAAGTCCAACCGGTCACGGATCTGGTCGAGCAGGTAGGCGTTCGCGCCGCGCCGCCCCCACACCTGCCCCACCACATAGTCCGTGGCCTTAGTGTCCTTGAACGCCATGTCCCACGACTGGATCATCTGGTCGAACTCCGCCCGCAGGGACCCGTCCTTCTCGACCCACTGGGGCGCGGTGTAGTACCGCCACCACCTCCGCTTGAACATCGCACCTTCCGCCGGCGCGGGCCGTCCCTGGCACAGTGCCTGGAACCCGCGCGGGCCGAAGTTGGCGCGCCGCTTCTCCCATCCCCGGATCGTGCGGCGCCGCGCGGACGTGAGCCACTCGCCAGGTTCACGGTCCAGCGGGTCACGCTCACCCTTGGCGGGATCGTGGTCGGCCAGTGCGGGGATGTTGACGACCCGCCACTCCTCGGGGTGCTCGGTCTTGAGATAGCCGGCCAGGTCGTCCTCATGCCACCGGGTCATGATCAGCACGACGGGCGTGTTCTCACCCAGGCGTGCGTTGACGGTCTCCGACCACCAGGCTTTCGCGGTCTCCCGGTAGGTTTCGCTGTCGGCTTCCGCACGGCCCTTAACCGGGTCGTCGATGATCATCAGGTCCACGGGGCGGCCGGTCAGCGGGCCACCCACGCCAACGCAGTACACGCCCCCCTCATGGCCTTCCAGCTGCCACTCGTGCGCCGCTGAACTATCGCGCCGGACCCGTAACCCCAGCTCGGGATGGGTCAGGATCTCGTTACGGATCTGCCGCCCCCACCGGCGTGCCGCGCCCAGCTCATAGGACGCGATCGCGATCCTGAGTTCGGGATTCCGGTGCAGCATCCACAGCGGGAACCAACGGGACACCCGCTGGCTTTTGCCCTCCTGGGGAGGCATGAACCACATCAGGCGGTCGGTGACCCCGTCCGCGACGTCGACCAGCTCACGGTCCAGCAGCGCCAACGCCGGTGTTTCGATCGTGTTGCGGGGGTCGAGCGCCGCAGCCAACGCGCCGGGTGACGGATACTTGTCCTTCTTAGGGTCGTTGCCGGGCGCGTCCGGTGGCCGGTTCAGTCGGTCGGCAACCATCAGCAGCATGTCCACCGCGCACCCCCCTGTCGGTCAGGCTGTCGCGTGTAGGTGCCGTGCCGCCTGTATCTTCGCCGGCGCGATCAGCTCGGCCGGGACCCCGGCGTGGGTCAACGCCGCGTCGATCGCGCCCAACACGCGTTCGACCTGGTATTCCTTAATCGCCATCAGCCGGTCGTCGATGTTGAGTTTCGCGATCCCGACCAGGATGGTGTTACACCGGTCCATGGCCCGCTCGAACATCGCGATTTCCGAACGCAACTGCTCGCTGCCGCGTACGTCCTCATACCGGTACTCGGCCAACCCGGCGACCTGCTGGGCCATGATGTCCTTCCACAGCACCGCTTCGGTGGCGAGCTTGGACAGCTCGGTGAGCGGGTCGTCGATCATGGCGCCGGTGTCGATCAGCTTCGCCAGCTTGCCGCGTACCTGCTGCTCGGCGTAGCGACGGTCGGCCGCTTCCCGGACGTGGCGGATCCCGCCGCCGTGGGAGCGGCACACGGTGCCGCCGTTGATGGGCCACCGTTCGCAGGGCCGGGTGATGACCTTCCCGTGTTCGTCGCGCTGTTTGATCCCGTCGACTTTGATCGGGGTGTGGCCGGTGCACTTGGGTCTGTCGGTCGGAACGCGTTTAGGCATCGCGCGCCGCCTTTCTGTGCGGCGCCGTGTGGACGGCGGCCATGCGGGCGGCGACCAGACCGGCCGCTTCACGCCGGTGGGCTTCGACGACCCGGTAGTAGCGGCGCGGCGGCCGACCGGTCTGGGTGTGGTCCCACCGGGAGGTGACCCACCCGATGTTTTCCAGGCGTTGCAGGATCGGGTAGACGGTGCCGCCGGCCAGGCTGGTTTCGGTGACCACGGCCCACCCGTGGATCTCGCTGGGCTGGGTGAGTAGCACGTGGAGCACGAGGAGTGTGGGGATCCGTACTCGACCCAGGGACATGCCGTAATTCTAGTGTGTCGGTTCCGATCAGGCGTGTATTGTGCGGGGGCACTCGGTGCGTGGGTGACGGTTACTTCAGCTGGAACCAAGGGTCGCGGGTTCGAATCCCGCCCGCCAGGGGTAGCACCCCTGGCTGTAGCTCAGCCTGGTAGAGCATTGGTGTGATAGTCCGTCGCTGATCTTGATCTCGGGTGCATCAAGTTGACTCCCGCGTTGCGGGAGCAGGCGTGGCGTTGGGTGTCCGGTGCGCGGGTAAGGGCTACTTCGGGTTCGATTCCTGGGGTCCGTCTGATGCGGACCACAGCTCGGTAGGCGAGCACTCCCTCACCGTCTTGACCTCGGACACTCCCCACGCGGCATCCCGCTTGCGCGGTCTTATCCGACTGTGTAGCGTAGGGCGTGCACCCGGTGCGAAACCAGCGGCTACTTCACCCACCCTTCCAAGGTAGACAGAAAATGCCGCCGGTGACCTTGATCTCGGGAGCAGCACACGTCAGACGATGGTGCTCGGTGCGTAGGCAACGGTTACTTCCAACTGTTAATTGGGTAGAGCGGGTTCGAATCCCGTCGCTCGCTTCGGCGAGTGTGGTGTAACGGCAGCACGCTTCGTCACCGTCACCGACTCTGATCTCGGGCGCCATCCCTGACGTGCGCATGCTCCCCTTCCCCCTGAAGGGTCGAGCCCCCTTGTCGAAGTTCAACACCCCCCGCGCCGCGCGACCGGCTGTCACGTCGCCGATCACCAGCGAACCCACCCCCACCATCCGCACCCACGAGGGCGGTGCCGGGTACCTGCGGGACACCAAGTCCGAACTGTTCCTCCTGGCCGTCACGAACATGGTCAGCGAGCGCACGTTCTACGAGACCAGCGACGCCCGCGACGACCGGTACGAGCGGCTGGTCCGGGCCGCGACCGTGGAAGACCCGGAGTGGACCGTCCGAATGCTCACCTGGCTACGCGGTGAGGGCAACCTGCGGTCGGCCGCCCTGGTTGGTGCCGCCGAGTTCGTCCGGACCCGCCAAACACTGGGCCTGGACCAGGCCCCCCAGCAGGCGCCCCGCGCGGTGACCGCGCTCGCCGGGCAGCACACGCCCGACGGGACGCCACAGCATCAGGTGGGGCGTGGCCTGTCCCGCACGGTGATCGACGCCGTGTTGCAGCGCGCCGACGAGCCGGGCGAGCTGCTCGCCTACTGGACCCGCCGCTACGGCCGCGCGGTCCCCAAGCCGATCAAACGCGGGATCGGGGACGCGGTCCGGCGCCTGTACACCGAACGGGCGGTGTTGAAGTACGACACCGGCGCGCATGCGTTCCGGTTCGGTGACGTCCTGGAACTGGTGCACGCCGCACCCCACACCGGCCGGCCGCAGGGTGACCTGTTCGAACACGTGATCGACCGGCGGCACGGGCGGGACAACCCGATCCCCGACACCCTGAAGATCCTGCGGGAACGCGCCCGCCTGATGGACATCCCCCAGGGGGAACGCGCGGCGATGCTCCGCTCGTGGGGACCGGACGCGTCGCAGTACTTGCGTGACGCCGGCATGACGTGGGAGGCGTTGGCCGGGTGGCTCAACGGGCCGATGGACACCGTGGCGTGGGAAGCGATCATCCCGACCATGGGGTACATGGCGCTGTTGCGGAACCTCCGCAACTTCGACCAGGCCGGTGTGTCCGACAAGGTCGCCGAGCAGGTCGCGGCGAAACTCGCCGACCCCGAAGAGGTCGCTCGGTCGCGGCAGTTCCCGTTCCGGTTCCTGTCCGCGTTCAAGAACGCGCCGTCCCTGCGGTGGGCGTGGGCGTTGCAGCAGGGACTCGACCACTCCCTGGGCAACGTTCCCCTGCTGCCGGGGCGGACGCTGGTCCTGGTAGACATGTCCGGGTCGATGTTCGGATCCCTGTCCGCCAAGTCGGATCTGTCCCGGGCCGAAGCGGCCGGTCTGTTCGGTGCCGCGGTGGCGGCCCGCGCCCAGCAGGCTGATCTGGTGCAGTACGGCACGCACAGCGCGCCGCTGAAAGTCCGGCGCGGCGAGTCGCTGCTGTCGATCATTCAACAGTTCAGGGGCATGGGCGGCACGAACACCTGGGGCGCGGTCAGGGAGCGGTACGCCGGCCATGACCGGGTGGTGATCGTGACCGACGAGCAGGCTCACGACAGCTATGGCCGTGAGTTCCATCCCGGCGGGATGTCTCGGGACGTGCCGTTCTATATCTGGGACTTGGCTGGGTACCGGGCGGGGAGCGCGCCGTCCGGTGGTCGGGACAACACGCACGTGTTCGGTGGGTTGACGGACGCGGCGTTCCGGATGATCCCCCTGTTGGAAGCGGGCAGGAACGCCGGCTGGCCGTTCTGACTATGCGGGCGGTGGACCGGGTATGCCCTCCCGGTCCACCGCCCTATCGGTCCCAGGTCAGGGGATCCGAGATGTGTCAACCCTACCAACGGGTGAGAAGGTGGATGGCGTGAACAACAACAGCAACGACAACGACAACGACAACCAGCAGACCACGGGTAGGGACTCGCGCAGTGCGTGCGCTGACTGCCGCGCGGGTGTCCCGCACGACAACTGCCACTGGGAGTAGACGCGCGTCTACTGTGCACGGCATGAGCGAACCCGAGAGCGCCCGCGTCATTGTGGAGGTGATGGCCGGCCTGATCCCCGGCCAGCCCGACCCCGAGTGGACCCGGCGGTGGGCGTTGACGTCCGACGAGTGGCACGCGGCAGGGGACTTCCAAAGCGAGGCCCTGGCCGTGCTGAACGGCAAAGCCCAGGGCTACGCCGGCCTGCTGATGTTGCAGCCTGACCGGTTGAACTGGGTGCGGAGCGACTGGATCTGGCTGTGACACCCCCGGTCCAGCCGTCGATCACGTGCCCGCGGTGCGGGAAAACCAGCTGGCACCCCACGGATATCGCCGAAGGGTACTGCGGGCGGTGTCACGACTGGACGTCACCCCACGCCGTGGATGGCACGCAGGCGGGCCAGCTCGGCGGGGTGCAGCGGGCCGTCGTCGTCCGGGTGCGGACCTAACCGAACCGGCGGTTCAGGCCGTGGTGGCCCGGGGTCCGGCAGTGTCTGATGGGTTCTCGCCCACCGGTAGCAGGCCACGCACATGCCGTGGCCGCCCAGCGACACGTACCCCAGCGGCTTGTAGCGGGGGATGTCGCTCCGGTACAGCGACTGGGGAAGAAGCGGGCGTTGACAGTCCCGGCATGGCTGCCCGTGCCGGATCGGCTCGAATTGTGTCCGGGGAGGAACGGGTCCGGCGGGATCGCCGCCGTGGCGTCGTATGTGGGCGGAACAGTTCGTGCAGAACCCGTGTGAGCCGCACCGCGTGTACTGGTCGCGTAATGCCCGGTACATCCGGTATGCGGATCCGGCCACCATATCGCACCCGCAGTTACGGCATTGACGCACAATCACTTTCACAACGGGCGCCCACGCATAGCCTCACACCACGCCACGACGTCCCGCGCCTGTTCCCGGAACGGCTTAGACGGTCGACTCGACGCGGCCGGGTCGTTGCATGCGCAACGGCCTTCCAGATGCTCCACGTCACCCAGCATGGAACGTAGATCACATTCCATGTGCGCCGGCCGCGTATCCGTCACCGTTTCCCCGTCGACCAGATCAACACACAGGCGCAGCACGCCACGATCACCCGGCTCGATCGGTTCCGCACAGAACATGCACGGCTCACCGAACGGCGTGACAACACGGGTCGCCAAATCGACTATCGGCGCGTCCCACCGGTCACCGAAAAACACGGTCATGGTCACTCCAGTATTTTCTCGGTGCCAATGATTGGGTAATCATTTGTGGTGTCCCGCCACCCGTGCTGTTCCAGCCACGCCCGGTCCTCAGGGGTGAGCGCGCTGATCGGGTCATCACTCGTCGACACGGGGGACCTCCTCCCAGTCGTCAACCACCACGATCCGCCGCCGATACACCCGGCCCCCGTCCCGCTGCCGATGCGCGATCCACACCGCCAGCGGGTACACCCGCTCGATCTCCGGGTCATCCGGGCGTACGTTCATGCCGCCACCGGACATGCCGGTGGCGTGCTCGGTCACCGTCACCGGCGGCGACGCCGGCACGATCGGCTGGTTGGTCGACTTGTACCGGGGAGGTTTCCCCACCCCGCTACAGCCACGTACCCACCCCACCTGCGGCTTGTACCAGGTGTGTGACCCCACCATCCCGTCCGTCCTGAGGCCCGTGGCCGAATCACACACCGGGCACTCGATACGGACCCGGTACCCGACCAGCGGGCCCGGCAGGGTCGGGACCGGGGTCGTCGTGTCCTCCATCGGAGGGAGCCCGGCCCCCTCGCACGTGTCCTGGTAGACCCCGAGGGACGTGTGCCGGCCGACCCGGCCGTCCTTCCGCACGGCCCGCATCTCGCCGCATCCGGTGCAGCGGCCCCGGGGCGAGACGAACGTGGTCCTCACCGCCGCCACCATCGGGTCCGTGGCCGCGGCAGGGTCGGGTAGGTCTCGTCAGCTCGGGCAGCGATCTGACCGAGCTGTTCCTCCCAGCGCGCTTTCAGCCGCTCATACTCGACGCCGGTCAGGTCACTGGTCACGGTCACGAGCCCGGTCGGGACCTCGAACTCGACCGCGGGTCGGGGCCGGAACGGCCACACCCGGTGGGTGGGGACGTCCGCGAGGGTGTCCCGCCTGCGGGCCTCTTCGGGGTGGCCGGTCCGGCGGGCCCGCGCGGCGAGCGCGTGTTGCAGGTCCGCGTTCGCGGCTCGTTCCCGCCGGACCTGGACTTGGGCCATGACCATCGTGACCAACAGGAGGACCGAGGGGGCTAGGAGTAGAGCGATGACGGTCGAGATGGGCAGCATCACGCGGTCGCCTCCTTAAGGGCGCGGAGTAGGTGACCGGCGGTGTTGGTCGCGATCGGTTGACCGGCCTGGCGTAGGTGCATGGCGAACGTGCCGCGGTTGACCGTGGCGCCGGTCGCGGTCAGGGTGGTCAGGGCGGTCAGGCCGCGGTCGATCAGGTCGGGGTCGAAGCCTGCCGTGGTGAGGCGGTCGCGGTCCAGGTCAAGGGGCGTGACCTGGGCGGGTCCGGTCGAGCGGTCCGGGTGTGACCGGGTCAGGTCCAGGTCCAGACCCGGGTCACGGTCACGGTCACGGTCGAGGTCGAGCGGGACCGGACCGGGTCCGGTCGAGGTCCGGTCCGGGGTCGAGGTCACAGGTCCGGGTGACGCCCCGACCGTGACCGGGAGGTCCGACCGGACCAGGTCGAGGTCCAGGTCCGGACCGCGCCCGGTCGGGTCGAGGTCCACGGTCGGACCGGGTCCGACCGCCCGCGCCCGGTCCGACCCGGTCACAGCAGCGGTCACGGTCACGGTCGGACCGGACCGGGTCGCGGTCGCCGTGACCGGCCGGTCCAGGTCCGGGGTCACGGTCACCGGACCAGCGGTCACGGCCCGGTCCGACCCGGCCCGCGCCATCACGATCTTGACCACGGTCAAGAACCCGAGCGCGGGCAGCGCGGACACCACCCACCCGAACACCGTGGGCGCGGCCTGCGCGACCTGCGCGGTCAACGACACCGCGACCGCCGCCACCAGCACACCCATCACCGCCCGGGTGGGCAGCGCCTCGCGTTTACGGCGCCTGATCTCCAGGCCACCCGCGATCTGGATCAGCTCGGTGACCATGGCGTTGGTCCACCCCACCCAGGACAGCTGCCCGTTGTGCACGGTCCAGTCGTGCACGTGCACGAACGACACGGCGCCGGCCAGGCCACCGACGGACAGCAGGATCAGGATCTGCGCGACCGCTTCGAGCCGCTCGGCGGGGGACGTCACGCGGTCACTCACCGGTCACCGCCACGTCCCCGGCCAGGTACTGGGCGTGCATGCGGCGGATGACCTGTTCACCCACGTGACCGCTGGTCCAGAACCGGCGGCGGTCACGGTCCAGACACACCTCCAGCGGGACATCCCGGAAGTCCTGCACCCGGAACGGCACCCACAGCGACTGGGCCAGGTCACTCCACCCCTGGACGTACAGATCGGCCAGGTTGGTGTCGTCCACGTAGACCTCCACCCCGGCGGTGAGTAGCGCTGTCGCCGCCGCGTATTCGACCAGGGTCACGTGTTCTTCGGTGACGCTGGTGAATAGGGCAGCGTCGTGCATGCCGAGTCGGAGGTAGTCGCGGCTGATCCGTGCCCGGGTGTCCTGGTGGTCGCGGATCTGGGTTTTCACCCACGTGGTTTTCCCGGACGCGGGCAGGCCACGGGTGATGGTGAGCGTGGCGGTCCGTTCTCTCGATACAGGATCAGGAGAAGAGGTTGAATATGTACGGTCAGTCATGTCAGATGTTTCCTATTGCGCGTGGGCCGGCCGTTTTTCCCGTGTTTCCAAGCTTTCATTGTTTTTGATGTCATATGCCAGCCGCTACAAATTCGACATTTATAGACGGCTGTCGGAAAGGACATTTGGCCGGGCCTGGGTGGTTGTTTACGGATATGCTCAAGCGCGGCTTGCGCGTCAGGTTCGGACGCCCACCAATGCTTTTTGGTCGAACATTTGTTCTTTTCTGGCATGACGTTCCCTCCATCGAGGTGTCATTGAGGGTGAATGATCTGTTTCGGTCGATATAGCGACCCCGGGCACGGGAACCGGCGACCACCGACACTGTGCCTCATTATCGTCCCGTCCCGGCGCACCGCTTTCCACTGGTCACAGGCGGGGCATTGACCACGTGGGTTGCGGTAGAAGCCGCTCACGGACACGTCATTCACCTTTCGTCGACTGTTGATCACTCTGGTTGTGGGTTTCTTCCCGCGCAGCCAATGTGTAACACGACGGGACAGTGGGCGAGAACGTGTGGCAGTATGGGCGCCCCCCGATGTAGGCGCCCAGGAACGGGTCCATCCGCCGACACCGGCCACATCCGTTGCTGCTGTGCCCACACCGCGCGCAGGTTTCGTCACGGTTCACGGCCTGCCGCCCCGGAAACGGTGCGTCGGCAGTGCACCCGACCCCGGGCACCGCGCCCCCATGTCCGACGCTGACCAGCCATGCGCCCGCATCGTCCCGTCCTGACGTGTGACCGTCGGGACCAGGCACACCGGGCACGGCGCTGTCGGGCCCGACGGGTTCTTCGACGCCCGCCGGTCGGACGGCCCCGGGCCCGCGGCTGGCGGACGTCGCGACCCCGGGCACACCCCGTCGCCCTTGACCCCGTCGACGCGGGGGGCGTGTACGGCCATGGTGCCGTTGGTGCAGGTCCTGCGGATGTAGTCGCACCGCGCACAGCGGCCACGGGTCACGGACATGGGTCTCTCCTGTGCAGGTCGGGGTGGTCGGCCAAGGCCTTCGTCAGCTGGTGCAGCTCGGCCACGGTGAGGTCGGGGCGGGCCGGGCGGTGGGCGGCGGGTCGCTGGCGCTGCCACCGGTAGGTGGCGACCATCCCGCCGTGCCGCTGGGACTGCGCCGCGCCAGCGAGGAGGTACACGCCGGTGGTGTAGCCGGCGGGTGCGTGAGGGTCCGGGTCGCCCTGCGAGTATGCGGCGGGGGGCGCGAACACGGTCAGGACCTGTGCCGGGAACGGCCCTACTGCCCGGTAGTACTCCAGGTGCCCATCTTTCGGGCCGCCGTGGAACGCCTGGAACCGTTTCATCTCGGGCCGCCGCCGTCCCGCGCAAACCGATCATGCATCTGGCGGAGAAGTTCGAGCCAGTCCACCGGGTCGTGTGTCGGGGCCACGTCGGCCAGCCCGACCCGGTCTGACCGGGGGCCGCGGATGAGGGCCCGGCCGAGCATCGCGTTCCGTGACCACTGGATGTGGTGGGGTGGGAGCGGCGCGTCCTGGGCGGCCGCCGCGTCGCGGACCAGGTGCGCCATCGAGCGCAATTCGTCAGCCCATACGCGGGCCACTATGCCGGCGGCGAACTCGTACAGCGGGTCGAGCGACTCGGTCACCGGACACCCCGCCGGGCCGGCCTGCTGGTCGAGTACACGAACCACAGATGGCCGCCCCGGCACACCCTGTGACGGCGACTGGTCGACCGGGCCAGAGCGTTCGCTTGGCCCAACGCATCCACCCAGCTGTCGTACATCCAGAACGTTGCCTCGATCATCGGACCGGCCCGCCCACACCCGGGCAGCGGCCGAGCCGCTGCGTGCCCTGGAACCGGCTGTGTACACCGGCGGTGCCGTCCGCGCGGGCAGCCACGGACTTCTCGCACACCGGGCAGTCGGCACGCGGTACCGCGTCAGGCCGCACGATCCGTTGGTCCAGCACCGCTGTGCCTTCGGCTGGTTCCACCCCGACCCCGGCACACGGGGTGCCGACCTTCACGACCCCGTCGACGTACGCGTTGTGGGTGCCCATGCCGCCGTCCTTGCGGATCATGCGTTGCATCCCGCACGCGCGGCAGATCCCCCTCATTCTCACGATCTCGGTCACTGTTGTTCCTCCCTGGGGTTGGGTATGGCCTGCGCGGCGGCGTGCCGTCGTCGTTCGTTCTCGCGGAACTGGGCCTTCAACTCAGCCAGTTCACGGCGTGAACGCCACATATACCGGGCCGCGAGTATTCCTACCCCGATGGGCAGGACCGTCCACAGCAAACCCCACCAGCCATCCTGTAGCACAGCGGACACAGCCTGCGTGCCGACCGTGACGCCCCACGCGAACCACCCGGCCGTCAGCCGGCCCCGCATGAACAGCACGACACTGGCCACTGTCGCGACCAGCCAGAGAACGTCCAACACGTAGGGGTTCATCGGCGGTGTCCTTTCTGCCACAGTCCTATCCAGACAATGATCAGCCCGGCCAGGCCGAGCGCGACAACCTCAGCCATGGTCGTCATCGTCCGGTCTCGTGTCCTTCGGGACAGCCGGCGGGTTCGTGTCCTTCCCCGCCTTGTCGGCCATGTCCGCGATCGACTCGGCGTAGGACCCGAAGTGGCTCAGGATGTCCCCGAACCTCGGTGTGGGCAGCAGCCACGGCTCACCCCGCATGGGCATGGAGATCGGGTCCGGGACGCGCGGCGCGGACTCGATCATCCGGTCCAGCACACCCCGCGACATCACGATCATCTGATCCGTGCCGGCCACGTCGACCAGCACCCCGCCGTACCGGCGCCGCAACGCCTTCTCACGCTGGGGGTGTTTCCACCAGTTCCAGAGAAACATGCCCAGCGGGAGCGCGGCGAAGTAGAACGTCCAGATCCCCGTGGCCGCACCGAACCCGATCTGGGCCAGCTGGGCGCCGGCACCGACCAGCCACCCGGGCCGCCAGTGACGACCGTTCATCCATATCGTCACCGTGACCAAACCCGCGATCGTCAAACCCCACGGCCAATACACGATCATGTCGTCACCTCTCACCGTCCAGGAAGACCCACGGCCGCACGCAACCGAGCCAACTCCACCTCATCCAACCCACCCCGCGCGGGAGCCGGATCCGGCAACGTCCCACGCCGCCGCGCCCGCACGTAACACCTGATGCACATGCCATACCCGCCCCGCTTCGCCAACCCCAGGTCGTACGCCACCCGGGCCGGCGCCATCCCACGCCCACAGCCCCGACACGGGTTACCCGCCGGCACCAACCGCGACTGCCGCACGACCGGGTCACGCGACCCCCGCAGAAGCGCCACGCGATAACACCCCGAGCACATCCCGTATGCGGCGTAGGACTTGTACAAGACACGCAGCGCCAGGTGCTTGCGCCAGTACCACCCGGAAATCATGTCCTTCCGGCAGTCACGGCAGACACGAACAGTGATGATCATGTGTCCGGCCGCCACTCCAGCGGCCACACCCCGGGCGCGGTGTCCCTGCGGTCGCCCAACAGGTACACGCCACCGACCACCACGAACCGCGGCCACGGGTCGAAAGCCGCGGTGACGACTGTGCCGTCCAACGGGCCACCCTCGAACTCCACTGTGGACATAGTCACGCGGTCACCTCCGGGTCGTCGTGTTCACAGCGGCACCCCACCCACACCAGGACAGTCCCCCAACCGCTCAGCCGCCGCGTACCGGCCATGGGCACCCAACCGGCCGTTCGCCCGCAACCGCCACACCACCCGACATTCCGGGCACTTCCCCCGCGGGGACGGCCCCCGGGTCGTGACACCCACCACCCGGATCGTCCCCTCCATCGGCGGTTGGCCCATGCCGGGGCAGCGTTGACCGCCCCGGCCGTGTGGGTTGACCGTGCCGTCCTGTCGGATGGAGTGGTTGACCAGACACACGGCGCACACCGCGCGCCGTAGTTCGAGCGTGGTCACGGTGTTAGCCCCGTCCGACTCGGTAGTCACTCACCGACCACGCCACCGGTACCTGCCACGACGGCACCCCCGGTGCGGTGAACACCATTTCACCGGGCACCACCGTGCCAGGACCACACCGGTACCTGGACGCTCCCAACAACATCACACCGGCATGCAGCACGTGCCACTGGTCGGCCAAGTGGTCCCGCGCGATGAACCGGGCCAACACGGACCCGTCCAGGCCCACGAGTAGCTCGGGGAGCTTCCCAGGCCCGGTGGGCTGGTAGGCGGGCTCCCAGCGGGCGGTGGCGATGCCCTTGAGTTCAGCTGCGCGGTCTGTCTCCAGGCGGGCGCGGTGTTCGGCTTCGACCAGCGCGGCGGGCCGCTCCCAGTCCTCGGTGTTCGGGCCTGTCATGACCGGCCACTCCCCTTCTCACCATCGTCGTTGTTGTCGTCGTTGCTGGCTGGTGGCGCTGGCGGCTGGGAATCGCGTGACCGCAACGGCCACGCCTCGAACACGCCCGCCGCGTCGCTGTCGACGGTGCCCAACATGTCCAAGCTCACATCCCGCAACCCCAACAGCCGTTCCCTGGCCCGCGTCTCGAACACGTCCGTATGGCCGTGCACCGTGATCTCCCGGCCCGCGATCTCCTGGCCGTTCACGAACATGCGCGCCTCAGGCCCGAACGTGATCGAAAACGGCACCCTGGCCGCGCGCGCCTCCCGTTCCCGCCGCAACCGGGCCTGCCGCTGCCGGTACCGCACCACCAGCCACACATAGGCCGGGACCGTCACCACCAACGTCAACCACGGCACCCCATGCATCCACGCCATATCGCCCATGTACAGCCACAGGGACACCGCGTACGCCGGTATCAGCAGCACCACAAGGGCTAACGCGGTCAGGCGGACCCCGGACACCCACCACGGGTTCGGGAGGTCCGGGCCCCGCGCCGGCATCGGGTCACCCGCCCCTGCCGCCCGCCACCGGGCCAGGAACCACCGCGTGTCACGCGGGGAGTAGAACGGGGCGAACATGACGGCGGTTCCGATACCGATCAGCCCGGCAGGGGTGGTCCACCAGGCGGGGGTGCCGAGGAGTAGCCAGTGCATGCCGGCGGCGGGTAGACCGTAGGCGATGGTGTAGGTGGCCAGGAACCCGGCGGCCATCCGCCATCGGGCCCGGTTCATGCGGAACAGTTCCACGTCAACGTTTTCCTTCCACGGGTGGGGTTTTAGCCGACCGGGCGGGGGATGCGGGGGTCGGGGTGGTTGCGTTCGAAGTGGACCTTTAACGAAACCTCGGTGATGTGGCTGATACACGCCGCGCACCACCGGTTCGTGTTCTTCCTGTCACCACAGGTTTCCCGCTGGCACATCAGGTTCCTTCGGTCTGTGCTGCGCGGGCCCGTGCAGCAGCCGACAGCAACTCGGCCGCGATACCTACCGCTTCCCCTACCGACATCCATTGGCACGCGTCGGTGTCGAGCCGGATCGGTCGTTGGTCGCCGGGTTCGTCCCCGGGGTTGTCCATCATGACGCGCACGTAGTCCCAGCGCCACGTCCATTCGCGGCCGTCGGGTGTCCTCTCGGTCCCGTAGTACGGCGCATTGTCGTCCACGGTGTGCTTGTCTGGGAGCGGGCCGGGTGGGAGTAGGAGCAGCAGCGCGTCCGCGATGCCATAGAGCGCGACAAGGTTACGCTGATCGGTGGTGAGTCCGTTGGGCTCGGACACGGCGGCCAGGCGCTGCCGCACGGTGGCCAGGTCAGGTTCAGTCACGGGGCCAGCTTCTGGTCGTGGGTTTCGACACGGTGAGCGGCGGACAGCAACTCAGCCGCGAACTTCCGGGCCAGAGCGACGGTGTACTCGTCGCCGTCGCTGTCGCGGATCGGGGCGACCAGGCCGAGGTAGACGGACACGGTGGGCCACTCGTAGTCGGGGCCGAGGCCGTCGGTCTCGTCGCGGGACAACGGCTCGATGTCGTCAACGGTGTGGGTGGGCCACGGGGTGTCGCCGGCGGGGGTCGACGGTTTCGCCAGGCCCGTGTTCAGGGCGGCCACCCGCGCGGAGGCCCACGTCACCACGCGGGTGCGTGCGCTCCGGTCGAGCCTGGACAGGGTCACGTCGATCGTGCGCATGGCGGCCAGCTCCTGGTCCAGGACGTCCTTGACCGGCGGGGCGCCGAAGTTGGCGGGGGTGGACGAGTCCGGGGTGAGGGCACGGGTCTTGCCTTCCCACGGTTCGCTGTACGGGGTGGTCATCGGGGCTCCTGGTGGTGGTGGGTGTTGCAGATCAGGCAGGTCAACGGGTCATTGTTGTGCGGGCAGGGCGCCGGCATCACGCTGCTACCTGTAGCGCAGGGACGAACAGGATCTCGGCGAACAGCAGCGGGTCGGTGCGACCGGGTGGGAGCTGCACTAGGCATCGGGTGACCTGCCAAGGGGCGCAGAGGGGACAGTCTAGGCGGTCGGGATAGCCGTGCCCGCACGGAAAGGTGGGCACAGGTCCGTCACTCCCGACCGTTCACAGTGGACTGTTCGTTGGCGCGGGAGGTGTCCAACGCCCAGTGCAGCACGCGTTCCCGCGCGGCGGGGGTGAGCGGGCGTACCGCCGCTACCACGCCGCGCATGGCGTCGAACTCCCTGTCGAGTGCCTCGTGCGCCGTCAGGGGTAGGTCAGGGGTCGGGGACAGGTGGTCAGGCATGGGGTGCTTCCTCTCGTAGCCAGCGGGCCAGGCGGGCGCGGAGCCGGATCACCTCTGACCGTGACACCACTGCCTCGATCTTCAGGCCGTCGTCGCCGTGGAGGGTGAGCAGGGCGGCGGGGGTTTTCTGGACGCCGGTGGTGGTGGGGGTGACGGTGAGGAGGTCGTCGCCGTTCGTGGTGACCCACAGGCGGACGGTGCGCGTGGGGGTGGACGCGGTCACGGCTGTTACCGCTCCTGGGTGGTGGTGAGCAGTGGATTGCGTGGCATGGGGGCGCCGGTGTTGTAGCTGGTGACGATCATGCGGGTGAGTGCGGTCTTGTCGATGCCGAGTGCTTCGGCGGCTTCGCGGAACAGTCGGCCGGGGCCCTGGTCCAGGCGGACGTTGAGCCGGGTGTCATTGGGATCGGGCTTGGATTCAAGCTCGGGCTCGGGCTTGGGGGTGGGTCGTCTTGGCATGGGCACAATGTACCATGTTGAGCGTCGTCGAGCCCCATATGGGGGCAAGTTACTCCAATCGGGTGGTCTTGCGCCCCAGTGTGCCCCACTGTGCTAGACTTGGGGCACACCAAGAGAGAGGCCCCCCGATGAACCTCACCGCCCACCTCGCCAAGACCGCCATCACCTGGGGCGAGATCCAGATCGGCAACATCCTGGACGGCTACATGGTCACCGAGGTCGAGCACAACACCGCCACCGACGAGACCCGGGCCTACCTCTACCAGGGCGGCGGCTGGTCCCCCTGGCGGTCCTCCACCCGCCCGGTCAGCGTCTGGCGCTAGCCGACCGGCCCCCCGGGCAACCGGGGGGCCACCCCCTCCCCTCACCCCACCTCACCACCGGAGAACCCCATGGCCACCCCCACGACCACCGCCCCCACCTTCCGGTACGTCGGCACCACCGACGAGTGCGTTGAGTGCCAGAAGTGCGGCAAGGCGGACCTGAGGGCGACCGTGGTCCTAGCCATCCTGGACGTCGACGGCAACGAGGAGGAGATCACCTACTACGGGTCCACATGCGCCGCCCGCGCGCTGACCGCCCGCGGTATGCGGGTCAAGGGCGGCGGCCGGGAGATCCTCCAGTCCGCCCGGTGGGCCACGCAGAAGCTGCGCACGGAAGCGGCGGACGCCCGTCGGATGCTGCGCCACTACGGCCTGCCGGAGACCGGGGAGCCGGCCGAGTCGCAGTGGGTGCAGGCCGAGCTGACCTACGAGTACGTGCACCGGCACGCGATGTGGGCCCACGAGGTGGGCCGTGACGGTGGCCCGACGTGGCGGGGCTACGCGGCGGAGATGCTGGACCGTAAGCGTGCGACGTTGCGTGAGGCAGCGCTGGTGGGGCTGTAGCCCCGTCGTCCTTTCAAGATCAGCGGCACCGCGAGGGCCGCGACCCGTGGCCGGGCATGCCGCACGCCGATGAATATGGCTTGGGACTACAGACGGCGTTCGAGGTAGACAACGACTTCTGACCTGCCACCCAGCCCCACTAGATCAGTTGCGACCCCCAACTAAGTATCGGAGCAGTCATCCCATGACCACCACGATCACTCCCCACGCGGACGCGAAGTACACCCCCGGCCAGGAGGTGTACTGGGGTGCACGCCTCTGCACCATCCACGACATCGTCCCCACCACCGGCACGGGCACGTACTACCTCGTGGCCGTGCCGTCCGAGGGCGGCACGGCGGTGGTGAACCGGCCCGTCCATGAGGGCGAGCTACTCGCTGTCCGCGCGCAGGAGTGCACGCCCACCACGGCGAACCTGCCGGCCGGCGGCCAGGACCCCACCTTCGGACCCTGCGACACGATGACGATCGACGAGCTTCACGCCTTCGCGTTGAAGATCAACCCGCGTGGGATCGTCACCGAGATCTCCGCCGGCCCCGACGGCATCCACACCCGGATCGTGGCGCCGCGCATGCACCCGTGCACGCCGAAGAAGTGCGTCTTCCCGGACGGTGACCCGGCCTGCCCGCTCTGCTGACCAGGCCGCCCGACGCGAGAGCCCAGCCCCCTTGGGACGGGGGCTGGGCTCTCGCTGTGCGGGGCGTGTGTCCGCCCGGTCACCACTATGCACCTGGTCAGCCGCGCAGGGCGAAGTACAAGCCGACCAGCACCCCCACAGCGGCGATGACGGCGAACGCTTTTTGCCACGGCGACCACCTCTGGTCAGCGGTGTGACGGCGGACCTCCTCGGCATCCTTCAGGGCAGCGGCGGTGGTGATGACCGTCGCATCACGGGCGACGGCCTGATCTGCGAGGCGTTGCATGGCGAGCTTGAGGTCGTGTAGTTCGTCCGCCACCCGGGCTAGAGATCCGTTGATCGCTTCGAAGTGCCGGTCGTGGCCGGCCAGCCTGGTCTCGATCGCGCCGGCGATGACGCCACGGTCGTAGTCGCTGGGGGGTTCGCTCACGAGTGATCACTATGACGTATCTGGGTTTGGGGGTTGATCCGATCGGGTGACACTGCGCCCCGCCGTGCCCCATCGTGGTACGCTTGGGGCACGCCAAGCGAAGGAGCCACCACGATGAACCCCACTACCACCCCCGCCGCCCTGACCGCCGCCCGCGCCCTGGTCGACGAGTACCACCGCATCCACCCCACCCCCCAGGCCACCGCCAAGTACGCCATCGGCCAGGAGGTCTACTGGGGCGCATGGGTCTGCAAGATCCACGGCGTCAACACGGTCGGTAACAAGGCCACCTACCTCGTGTCCCACGAGTTCGCCTACGGGACCCGCGTTGCTGACCGGTTCGTCGGCGAGCACGAGCTGTACGCGGTGTCCCGCTAGCCCCCCTGCTGGGGCTGGCCGCATGGGGGTGTGGCCAGCCCCGTCGTCTGTTGGTCCGTTCGGGTGGTCTCAACCCACACACTGGGGCACAGCGTGCCCCAGTGTGCTAGACTTCGTTCACACCACAAACCAAGGAGCCCCAATTGACCACCACCACCGACTACACCACCCTCACCCTCGACGAACTCTCCCTGGCCATCACCTACAACACCGACCCCACCACCCGCCAACACGCCACCGACGAACTCCACACCCGCGCCCTCGAACTCGACCACCACCGCACCACCCTCCTCACCCAAGACGACACCCTCCTCGGACTCATCCTCCACAACCCCACCGGATACCTCTCCACCCACACCGTCGTCACCACCGCCGCCCTCCGCAACGAGCTCCACCGCCGCGCCCTCCTCCTCGAGGAAGAACGGGTCGACTACCTGGCCAGCAGCGACGGCTTCCTCGGGGTCCGTGTCGACCACGGCCGCCACGACTCGTTCCTGGTCTCCCGCACGGCCATGCTGAACGAGTTGCACCGCCGCGCCATCCGCCACGGCCACGAACGCGACGCGTTCCTCACCCACACCGGCGCCTGCACCCTCGGACGGCTCCTCGACCGCCCCACCCTGCCCATCGTGGTCGCCGCGCTGGACATCACCGCCGACACCATCCGTGGCGTCCTACACACCGCCGCGCTGGAGGAGGACACCGACCGCCCCCACCTCAAGTCCTACAAGCTCGCCATCCGGCACCTGGCCACCCTCATCCACGCCGACGGCATGGACGGCCAGGATGTCGACGACATGGACTCCAACCTGTACAGCGACCGGCCCCAGTGGGAGGTCAACAACCCGCGTCCGTACCGGTTCGCGCAGTTGGCTGACCGGGCGTTGGACGTGTCCGCGCAGGAGCTGCTGCACTCGGCTGTGGCGACCGTGCTGGGTTGGTGAACGCCTCTGGTGCGGCCCGCCGCGTGCGGGCCGGCGCCAAGGACGCTCACCACCACCAGGAAGGCACACCATGGACATCACCGTGTACCGCGACTTCACCCCCGGTCAGGAAGCGGTGTACGTCGTGTTCGACGACGGCGAAGCCGGGATCCTTATGGTCCAAGACGGCGGCGTGGCCGAACCCTGCGACTCGGTACCCACAGCGGCCCGGCTGCTGGTGGCCGTCGACAACCCGTGATCAACAGCACCCACCCAAACGGAGCAACCATGACCATCCCGCCCACCCCCACCGGCACGGACCAGGCGGTTGCGCTTGGGCTGCCCGGCGCCGGCTACATCGACCAGGGCGAGACCTACCCCTGGGACGCGCCCGCAGCCACCCTGGTCGACGACCCTGACGTCGACGTTGCCGGCCTGACCGTGTTCGAGTACCTCACCGACCAGGCCGGCGCGCAGAGCATGGGCCTGGTCGAGTACCTCGAAGCCACCGGCGGTGGCCCCGATGAGGATGAGGACCACGGCAGTATGTGGGAGGACAACTACTGGTGAGCCCGAACGTCCCTGGTCACCCGGTAAGCCGCTCGAACCTAGAAGTGGAGACCCACGCAATGTCCAAACCAAAACTGAAGGCCGTGTCCCGCACCCCCATCGAAGGCCCGTGGAAGTACGACGCCCACCTGGACGTCGAACAGATCACCATGTCCGACGGCAGCACCATCTACGGGTGCACGCGGTGCGACGCGACGTCCGCGACCCCGGCCGGTATCTCAAAGCACGTCTCGCGCCACCGAGCAGCCGACGACGACACCACCGACGACACCACCGGCGGCCAGCCGAACGAGGCACCCCAGCCCACCACCGGGGATCACACCATCACCGTCGGCCAGGTCATCAAAGCACTCGTACAGGTCATCGAACCCCTGGGGGACATGACGTTGGCCGAGTTCGGACAGGCGTTCGACACCAGCGAGGAATGGCGGGAACGCGCGCTCACCGCGGAAGCCGAGCTGAACAAGATCAAGGACGTGTTGCGCCTCACGTAACCAGCACACCCCCAGCCGCCACCATCCCGCCCCAGGAGGACCAGTGAGCACACCGAGACAGACCGTCCAGGTCACCGACTACCAAACCCGAGCGTTCCAGTGGTACCCAGCCGGGCAGGAACCCTACGACGCGGCACAGGACACCCTGTCCCAGAAACTGTGGTCCGTGGTCAACGCCGAGCTGGGCCCGAACGCGGCAGACACCCTGTCCCACAAGCTGGGCCAGGCAGTGCAGGACCACATCACGAAAGGCGGTGTGCGCCAGTGACCGCCCTGCACACGGCCGAAGAGATCGGCCACGACGGCGAGATCTACCGGTTCCGCGACATCGACGCGTTGGCCCGCAGGATCGGCGGCCGCCGCGCGACGTGGCAGGAAGTCCACGACGGGTCGTCCCCGGCCCGCCGGAAAGTGCAGGTGCTGCGCCGCAACAAACTCGCCGGCGGCGACGACATCGTGGCCACGGTGCTCGTACCGGTCGAGTCGATCCGGGACCAGCCCGAGTGACCACCCCGGCCCTGTCCCGTTCTGTAGACGGGGCAGGGCCGGGGTTTCCATCGTGACAGAAAGGCAGCGTCGTGTCCCTACCCCGTTTCACCGACTACGACCGGGCGACCATGCGCCGGGTCCTGTTCGAGTTCACCGCCCTGGCCGGGGCGTTCCAGGACAACGCGCGGGCCGCCGCGGGCCGCGCTGGTCGGATGGTGGCGCGGGAACGGGCCGTCCACACGCATGGTCTCGCGTCCGGGCTCACGATCGCTGGGGAGAAGCTGGACCAGTGTGTGGAGCTGGTCTCGTCCTACCTGCTGCCGTTGTGTCCACATGGGGTGCTGGTGACCCATACGTGCGACGTGTGTGACACGCCGCTGACGTGACAGGAAGGTGACAGAACATGGACATGGTTGTGTACTACGACGACACCCCCGGCGCGCAGGCCGTCTACGTGACGCTCGATGACGGTGACAGCGGGGTTGTGATGGTCGACGCGGAGAGCGGCACCGCGTCCGATGTGGACCAGGTGCCGCGCGCGGCGGTGTTGATGCTCACCCGCGCCCAACACGCGAAGGATCACGCGGCACGCCGTGACCCGGATGACGGGTGGGGTGGGCTGCTCCACCTGAACGCGTGAGCCGTGAGGCTTCTCCTTTTCCGACGAGAAATGAGGATGACGAGCATGACCGACTCGGATACGTGCAGCACCTGTGTTGGCAGCAGTGACCAGCACCCCGACTGGTGCCCTCAAGGGAAGAACTGATGTACCAGGCGTATGAGGCCGAGCGGCCTGACAACACGTTCCGGTTCCGCGACATGGGCACGCTCATGCGGAAGTTCCGTGGCACGGCGTGGCGGCTGAACGCGCACATGTTCAGTGGCGGCACCCACGAGGTGGAGATCACCCGCCCGGACTACCGGCGCGGCAACATTCCGCGGGTGATGGCCCGGCTGCGTGTGCCACCCGAGGCTGTCCACGCCGCCCTGGGTGACCGCCCCGCCGACGGTGGGGGTGACAAGCTGTGAAGGCCGTGCGCCCCGTCCGCATCATCATTCCACTCACCACCATCACCGACACCTTCTACATGGCCGCCTGCCGCGACTGCGCCCGCGACCTTCCCCTCCCGTTCGACGCGGAGATCGAACGCGACGAATGGGCGGCCGTGCACATCCAGGCCACCAGCCACCGCCACCGCGTCGACCGGTATATCGAACTGCATGGCCGCGGTGACGGCGAGTGAACCCGTCACCGTTCGACCCTGGGGTCATGCCCGGGTGGGCGTACACGGTCGTGTGGGTCGTGGGTGTGGTGGCCGCGGTCGCGTTGGTGGGGATCGTGTTGGTGATGGCGCGGGATTGGATGCGGGGGCGACGCAAGTGACCATCCCCGATCTGATCACCGGGCCCCGGTTGGTGGTGGACCTGTCGAACAAGTCCGCGCAGCTACTGGACAGCGAGGGCCGAACGACCCTCATCTGGTCCGGGGTCACCCGCCGTACCGCCGTCGACGCGGCCACCGCGGCCGGCTGGTACGTGTCGCAGGACTGGATGCTCACGTCCCCACCGGATGGGTTCTGGTGTCCTGTGTTGGAGCCCGAGCTGTGCGTGTTCACCGATGAGGAGGCGTGTGCCTGTTTCGAGGATCACGGCGGCATGCCGGCGTAGGGTCCGGGACGTGCCCGCCAAACCCCCCCGGTCGGCGGGCACGTCCCGTGTACACGCGGAGAGCCCCCACCCCGGCGTAGTGGGTGGGGGCTCTCCGCGTTCCCCGCATCCTGCTCACGCTGACCGCGTTCACCGTGGTCAGTGTCGCATATGCGGGGTGGCCCCGGTGGGGGTGTCCCGAGGGCCGTGTGAGCGACGGGCCGCCGGGTGCAGCGTGCCGGACGGGGCGCGTGGGTGGCAACCCTGGTGACGCTGCTGGCCCGGGCCGGGCGCGAGGCGGTGTCGGGCCAGCAGCGTTCCCAGGAGGAGACCGGCGTCAGGAGTCAGCTCTGCTCAACCACCGCGTCATGGCTGCCCTTCACGCCGACCAGCCGGGATCTCACGCCGGTGGCCGGTTGTGTTTACGCCGGTCTCGGCGGTCAGGTTACCGCGTCTGGTGGGGGCGGTTCTGGGGGGTGTGGTGTGGCCGGACACGGTCATCCCGCAGGTCGTGTGTCTGTTATGGACTGTTCACTGTGGACGGTAGGGAGTGGCGCGCGCCTGACGGGGCTGACCGAAAAAGTGGGGGGCTTCTGCGGGATCGAGGTCCCCGCAGAAGCCCCCTCGCGTCTCACCGCTGACAGGCTCTCAGCCAAGTAAACGAGTAGGCGCTTCGTAATCCTTCGATGGCTGGCGGCCGAGATTGCGGCTCGTGCCGGGCCTGGTGTGGGGAGGGACCCGAACCCAAGATGAGTCCCCGCCCACGAACGTGAATGCTACCGGGCCGGGGATGTGGAAGCGGGGGCGGGATCCGGTTGTGCACCCCGGATAGTCGTCCCGCCCCCGCGACCAGGAGAGACGGTACCGGACCGGGGGGCCGTGCGGCCATCGGATTAATCCAGTGCCCCACCCGATCCCAATCCGGGTGGGGCACTGGTCGTCGGGGCCCGACAACCGGATGGGCAAACGGGCCACGACTACCCCGCGGCGCCGGGGAGCGTGCGGTGAGGTGCCGCGTGCCCCGGTACAGCCCGGACGGGTCGGTGGCGGGGCACGCGGCGGCTGCCCCTGAAAAGGCCCCTTCACGATGCCACACGCGGGGGCTGCTGGCCACGGCGGGCGCAGTAGGCGGCGAGCGCGTCACGCACGATGTCGGCCTGGTAGCGACGCTCGACCCACGCGACGGTTTCCAGGTCCTCCGCCAGCCGCGCCGGGAGACGCACCACAACGGGCCGTACAAGCATGAGGCCTTCCGTCCCTACCGTCGGGGGCTGTTAGGCCGTCCACGGCTGTCCTGGGGGGTCGGAATCGGGATCCTGTGGTGGGCACGCCACCACCGTCGACGGCGGACCCGGGCCCGTACGGCGACCACCGACCACAGCACGGCCAGCACCACCACGGCCGAGAACACCCATGCCACCACCAGCGACACCACGGACACCACCAGCGACCACATCACATCCGCCCCCGACGCGCGCGCGCCCGGCGGCCCTGACGCACCCTCACCCACGACACCACCGCCAACCCGATCAGCACCAGCAACGCCACCAGCAGCACCGTCAACCCACCCCACAGCAGCCACGGCACCCACCCCGGCAGTTCGACCGCCGCCGCCTGCTGGCACACGTCCACGGTCACCGACCCCCCACCACGTCGGGGCCGCTCACGCCAAGCGCGTCGGCCAGCTCGGCCGCCGTCAGCGACGGCGGGTTCACCCCGGCGATGTGCAGCGTGGCCCACTGGCTGGCCGTGAGCGTGGCCCGGGCCCTGTCCGCCAGGACCACCGTCACGTCGGGATCAGTGGGGTGGACGTCACGGGGAGCGACCTTGACCGTGGTGGTGAACCACGCCGGTGGCGACGGTGGCGGCTCGGTGTCTCCGAGCGACCGCCACATGAGCGTGAGCGCGACCAGCAGCCCGTCACGGGTCAGACTCGCCGGGTCCACCCCGGTCGCGGTGAGCGTGTCGAACTCGACTTGGGCCAGCGTGACCCGCCGCCCGTCGGTGGTCTCGACCATGACGTACGCCCCGTCCGGGCCTTGAGCCAGGGCACGCCACACCGGGTTCTCCCGCCACGCCTCGACCGGGGGTTCCCCGGTCGCGTGCTGGCCGGCGTGATGCACGTCCACCCGCACACCCGTGGCCCGCGCCACCCGGTCCGCGATGTCCTCCACCAGCGACCCCGGCCCCGGTGCTGGGGCCGCCGGGGCGGGCGCCGTGACCGCCACCACCGCGTGGAAGTGCACGCCCTGCTGGGTGAACGTGGCGCAGTCACAGTCGCTCCGGCCACGCCAGTCGTCCAGGACGTAGCCGAGCTTGTCCAAATGCGTCCAGAGCGTGGCGGACTCGCTCTTCGTGCCGCGGAACTCAATGTCCATGACCTGGCCTTTCTTCACAAAATCGTTGATGCATCAACAAAACGCGGGGGAGAAGAAGGGTCGGAACGGGCGCGCTGTCACATCGTTTGGCGGTGTGACATGGAGGGGTGTCACGCCGGGTGGTGGTGTGACGTGGTTAGGCGCCTTCGGCGTGGCTGATGTTGTCGGTGGTGGTGTCGGTGGTGGTGAGGTCTCGCCAGTTGGCGGCTAGGTAGGCGCGTTTCTCGTCGGCGACGGGGGCCATGAGGGGGAGTTGGTGTGCGGGTTTGTAGGGGGGCGGTGTGGGGGTGGGCGGTTGGTGGTGGGTGTCCCAA